ATTCTTAGGGATTTGAATAAATAACTTGTTAATTTGAGGAGACGCAAATGAAAACAATGGTAAACGGAAAGGAAATTAAGGTTTGGGACAAGAACGCAATTTCAGCGGTTCTTACAAGTGAAGTAAACAAAATGCTTTCAGCTGGTTTTGTGTTTTATTTTTACGGTGGTTCGCAAGGTGAGGAAGCTAAAGTTTGCCTTACCAATGACGGAGGAAAGACTGTATATGTGTTTTGGGTTCACACCGAAAATGAGGATGTTGATGGTTCTGGCAAGTGGTACGAAAGAGCGGATACAATGGTAATCACTGGTAAGAAATACATTGATGTATATCCTAATATGACATTATGGTTTAACAAGGGTGAACAATTTTTCGAAAAGAAATGGTACGAAATTTCAGACAGGCGGGAAAATAACCGCTATGTTGAAACCATGCAAGAATATTTCGAAATAAAAAAACTTCAGGACGAAAGATGGGACGTTTGTCACGCAACATTGCCTAGTAAAAAATTGCCGGAATGCGCAAATAAACCAGCGTTAAAATTAGTTAAGAAAATAAGGGGTTATGGAACAACAAAGTTGAAAGATATTTGCTCTGTTGTTAAGGAACCGTCATTTGCTGGTTATTTTGTTACATTTACAAAGGAATCAAGGAAGGAATCAATTCGTATCAGCGCAAAAGTAAGATAAAATAAAATTGGTTTGCTGGTTCCATAAAAATCAGCAAGGGTGGGAAATATGTATTTTGAATTAATGGAAAAGAGCATTCAATGCGCTTATAAGGCGCTTGAATATTATGCGAAGAAGGAACTTGACCTTGCAAAGTTTTACAAGGGTGCGAGCATTACTTATAAAAACAAAGCATTAAACCTTATAATTGAGGAAGGAATAAAATGAACGTGTTTGAAAAATATGTAAATATGATTCGTAAAAAGGCGCATGGTGTTTCACAGAAATACAAAGTGCCATATGATGAGATGGAAAGTCAAGGGTTTTTAATTTATTGTGAATGCTTGAAGCGTTATGACGTTTCGAAAGCTAATTTTGGAACTTTTCTTTATATTCAGCTAAACAGGTTAGCTGATTTCGCAAAGACATACAAACGTCAGCAAGGTGTTTTAATTCAGGATTACTATGGCGCAAATGAAACAAGCGATTATGAAAGCAAAATACCAGCGCAAGAAATTAACCCCACGTTTCAAGAGTTGCTTGAGGAAGCTAAAAGCAATTTGTCACATGGTGCGTATAATTTGCTTTTGTGGATAGTGTCGCGCGAATGGGAAAGAAAAAATAAAAGAACACCAACTGTTTCAATGGCTGTAAAATATTTTAATGTTAGTAAGGGAATAATTGAAAGCCTTTGGAAGGAAATTGGTGTCTTTTGGAATGGTGCGGGCATTGCTTTTTATGCGTAATCCTATAATATATATAGTTTAGTTTACAGAAAACAAGAAATTGTTTTGACTATCTTGTGCAAGTCTCCGGCATAAGGTAGTATTTTTTTTGAGGGTTGCAAATGGTATTTTATGACGGTGAGAAATTATGTGTTCAATTAACTAAAGGAAGCAACTATAAAAAAGTTTTGCAAATAGCTAAACAGTATGATAGCGAATATCTTTCTGACGTGGGAATATTTGTGTTTCCACCAATAAAAAAAATTGCTTGGGCATTGGAAGAAGCTGGTTATTCGTTTGACGATAGCGCAAAAATATTTTTGAAAAAGAGAGAAATAAAAATTCCTGATACCCTGTTTGAATTTCAAAAGGAAGGCGTTAAAAAAATGCTTTCCATGGAGACTAATATTTTGTTAGCTGATGAAATGGGTCTTGGCAAAACGGTTCAAGGAGCTGTTTATTTAGCACTTAAAAGAAATTCTGTTCCTGCTTTAATTGTGTGTCCAGCAAGTTTGAAAATGAATTGGTGTAGGGAAATTGAAAAATGGACGCATTACAAGACATATATTATTGACGGACGCAATCCACAATATTTAACAAAGGAATTTATTGATAAATACCCTGTTTGGATTATTAACTATGACATTTTGGGTGTTGAGAATAAAAAAGAAAAAGAAGAGGAGATGGAAAGACGCAAGCGGGCTAAAGCAATGGGTTATCCCTTTCGAAAAAAACAAGTTAAGGTTGACGGATGGTGTGATGAATTAATAAAGCATAATTTTCAAACAATCATTTGTGATGAAGTTCAGTACATAGCTGAACCCGAAACAATAAGAGCACGTGCAATTCTTCAAATATCAAAAGCATTGCAAAACAGCAAAAAACTTTTTATTTCTGGTACACCTTATGAAACAAAAACAAGTCAATTTTTTACTTGCCTTTCAATTCTTGACCCTCTTAATTTTAACAACAGGTATAAATATTTAATGAGATATTGTGACCCTGTCAAAACATTTTTTGGCTGGAAGTTTGACGGACTAAGCAATGCTGAGGAGTTGCATGAAAAAATTAGTAGGTTTATGATTCGTAGGTTAAAAAAAGATGTTCTAACTCAACTTCCACCAAAAATAAGGGCAGTAGTTCCAATGCAAGTTTCAGCGCAAGAACGAAAACTATATGATGAAGTTGATTGGCAATTTGAGCGGGATATTATTAGCGGTGCAAAAGACAAGAAAGCGCAAATTGGACATATTGCGCATTTGAAACAAGCAAGCTATAAAGCCAAGGAAAAAGCGGTTATAAAATGGATTAAAGATTATTTAACTTTTCAAAATAAAAAGCTGGTTGTTTTTATTTATCATCATGCAACGTATGACGCATTAATGAAGGAGTTCGGATATTGTAGCGTTGGATTAACTGGTGCAACACCGCCAAGCGAAAGACAAAACGTGGTTGACAGGTTTCAAAATGATGAAAAAGTTTATTTGTTTATTGGACAAATAAAGGCTAGTGGTGTAGGACTAACATTAACGAAAGCCAGTGCTACTTGTTTCGTTGAGTTCGGAACAACAGCTCCCCAGCATGAGCAAGCGGAAGACCGTGTTCACCGCATTGGTCAAACAGCTGATTCCGTTATGGCTTATTATTTAATTTTGGAAAACAGCATTGAACAGGATATTATGAATACATTGGAAAGGAGGAACAGGGATTTGAAAAAGGTAATGAACAATGAAAATGACGCTAGTTTGTTTAATGCTGAAGATATGCAAGAGGAAGTTTTAGCGCAATACAAAAAGCGCAAAAACATCAATAAATAATTGTGTTCCTATAATAAATGTAGTTTACTAAAGGATGGAGAAAATGAAGGTAATAAAAGAAATTACTTTTGATAGTGCTCATATGCTGTCAAATTACGATGGGAAATGTTCAAACTTGCATGGGCATACATACAAACTTCAAGTAACGCTTGAGGGCAAGGTTTTGGAAAATCACATGGTGATGGATTTTAATGTTTTGAAGGGAATATTAAATGAAGTTGTTATGGATAATTTCGACCATGCTGTTATTTTTTCACAAGAAGAAATTCGAGGTGAAGCTGAAAATCATTTGCTTATTTGGTGTAGAAAATTTGGCAAAAAGTTTACAATTATTCCGGGAAAAACAACCTGTGAAGATATGGCTCCCTACATTAAAAGACTTGTTGAAGAAAAACTGTATGAAAAAAATATTGATGTTTTAGTTTGGGTTAGATTGTGGGAAACACCAACTTCATTCGCGGAGTGCTAACATGGTAAAAGATGGAAAAATACTTGTAAATGAAATATTTGAAAGCATTGACGGCGAAGGATATCACGCAGGCTTTCCTACTGTTTTTTTCAGAGTTGTTGGTTGTAATTTGCGTTGTAGCTGGTGCGACAGCAAGTATACATTTGAAGCTGAAGAAGACAGTAGGTGGATGACCGTTGCTGAAGCTGTTTCTTCCATAAAGGAATTTGAAATAAATCACGTGACCATCACTGGTGGCGAACCTTTACTTGAAGAAAATAAGAATTGGATGACCGCTTTTATTAAAGCATTGCTTTTGAATAATTTTGTTGTTGATGTTGAAACAAATGGTTCAATTGATTATCGGTATTGGAAGGAAATGTTCGGTTCCGAAACTTTTACTTTGATTGCAGACTGGAAAGCGCCAAGTTCAAAAATGACTAAATTTATGCTCGAGTCAAATCTTGCTGTTTTGGGTGAACGTGATATTATTAAAATTGTGGTAACAGATAACGATTTTGAAGAAGTAGAAAAAATCATTGCAAAAAAACCAAAAGCCACAATTTATATTTCACCAGTGTTTGAACAGGTTACAATGGAAAAAATTCCTGAATTTGTAATGAAACATAAAAACAAAAATATTAGATGTCAAATACAACTTCATAAGGTATTTTGGAATCCAGATAAAAGAGGTGTGTGATTTATGAGTGGTAGTTACGAAGAAAAAAAGCAACTGGACAGAACGCAAGCAAAATTTGATAGAAATAAAATTATGCAAGCGGTTAAAATGCTCATTGAAGCAATAGGGGATGACCCGAACAGGGAAGGTCTTAAAGGTACTCCCGACAGGGTTGCGAGAATGTATGAAGAGATTTTTGAAGGTATGCTTTATAGCAATGAAGAAATTGCTGGTATGTTTAACACCTGTTTTGAAAATGAAGCAAACGACCTTGTTGTTGTTCAACATATTCCAATTTTCAGTTATTGCGAACATCATTTAGCGTTAATGTATAATATGACCGTTTCCATCGGCTACATTCCGAAAGGAAAAGTTATTGGTCTTTCAAAAATTGCACGTATTGCTGAAATGTGCGGAAAAAGATTGCAGTTGCAAGAACGAATTGGAAGTGATATTGTAGATGTGCTTGAAAAAGTTTTGGGTACAAATGATATAATAGTTGTAATTGAGGGTGAACATTCTTGCATGACAACTCGTGGAATTAAAAGTCGCGGTTCAAAAACAAAAACAGCAACATTGCGAGGAATTTTTAAGAAAGACATTGCTGTAAGAAATGAATTTTATAATCTAATTAGTAAGGAGTAATATATGACAATTCAAAGAAAAGAACTGTTGGAAAGTTTGAAACAGTGTATGCCCGGAATTGAAACTGGTTCAGCGGTGTTGCAAGGTGCGGATTCCTTTGTGTTTCACGATGGAAGAATTTTTACGTATAACGATTCAATTTCCGTCACAGTACCCATTAAAAATGAAGGGTTGCTTGAGGAAGGTCTTGAAGGTTGCGTGAAAGCGGAAGAATTTTTCAAAATTATAAGCAAGTTCCCAGCTGACGAAATTAAGTTCAGCGTGACGGAACAGGGAACATGGCTTTTGAAGTGTGGAAAAGCAAGAGCGGAAATGTCATTAATTAATTTTGATTTTGAAACACGCTTGAAGAACATAGCTCCAGTTGAGGACGCTTGGATTAGCTTAAACGATGATTTTATTGCTGGTGTCAATGCTTGCAAAATGTCTGTCAATAAATCACAGCTTTCCGGAATTTGTTTTGAAGGAAATGAGGTAATTTCGACAGATGGAAATCAAATGAATTGCTACACCATGAAAGGAGTCGAACTTCCTAAGTTTTGGATTTCCGACAACAGTGCAAACGAACTTTTGAAGCTAAGAAAATTAGTCGCTGTCCAGTTGCAAGGTACATGGGCTCATTTTAAGTCTGAAGATGGTACAATGTTTTCAATTAAAACTTTAAACTCGGAAATGTATCCTGTTGAAAAGCTAAGAAACATAATGAACACTTCAAATCCGGAAAAAGCAAAGTTGCACGCAAAGTTTCCAAAAGATTTGTTCAACGCAATTGACAGGGCTGTTTCTTTTGGGATGAACGTTCATGATAACCTTGTTGTTCGCCTTGAGATAAGCAAGGAAAAAATTGAAGTAAGTTCAGAAAGAAGTGCTGGTAAGTACAATGAAAAAGTAGCATGGGAAGAAAAAATAAACGAAGACTTTGAAAGTTTTATCATTTATGTTGACGTTAATATGATGCAGTTCGTGGCACAAAGAACCCTTGAATTTTTCTTGCTGGAAGGACCAATTATTAATGGAAAGAGCTTGCCAAGGATGCTCTTTGTAACTGAATCCTCAAAGCATTTACTTTGTACTTTGAACGCTGATACGGAAGAATAATTTATTTTTGGAACGGAAGTTTATGATAGCTTCCGTTCTATTTTTTTTGGGAGTGTTGTATGGGTCTTTTGGATGTTGATGATATTAACCTGTTGCAAGGTAAACAGAAAATAAAGCAAAATAAAAAACTAACTAGAAAAGAAATAGTACCAAAAAAGGAAGATGTAAAAATTGATTACAATAATTTAATTCCTGAAGATGAAAGAGTGCAAATGCACGAAACTATAAAACTTGATGCTGAAAAATATCAGGATTTTGCTGGTGAAAAATACCCTCATAGTCTTAATTTTTACGATTTTGAAGTTTTTGTTCACGACTGGTGTGTAACCGTTTTGAATCCAATTGAATTAACACAAACAATTATTGTTAATGATACGCAAGCATTGAAGCGTTATTATAACAAGCATAAGAATCAAATATGGGTGGGATACAATAGCAGAAATTATGACACTTTTATTATGAAAGGTTTGCTACTTGGTATGAACCCAAAAAAAATAAATGACGACATAATTTTCAAAGGGTTAAAAGGTTGGCAGATTAGTAAGGAATTTAGAAACATAACTTTTTTGAATTTCGACATTTATACCAGCAACAGCCTAAAAACGCTCGAGGGCTTTATGGGTGACGACATTCGTGAAACGGAAGTCGACTTTAATTTAATGCGCTTGTTGACACCTTCAGAAATTAGGCAGACAATAAAATACAATGTGCATGACGTAAACGAAACATTGGAAGTATTTCGCAGAAATAAATATTTGTATGAATCTCAAATACAGTTAATTGAAACCTTCAACATGGATATTGAAATGATAGGTTTAACGCAGGCGCAATTAACAGCAAATATTCTTGAGTGCAAAAAGAAGGAACACAATGATGAATTTAATTTTCCAATAATAGACAAAATACATTTGAAGAAATATAAAAAGGCACTGGATTGGTTTAATGAACCGACTAACAGGGATTATAAGAAATCATTTAGTCTTGATGTTTGCGGTGTTCCCCATCAGTTCGGGTGGGGTGGTTTGCACGGTTCACCAATTAACCCATTGCATAGCAAGGGAAGAATTTTTCATGTTGATGTAAATAGCTATTATCCTTCTCAAATTATAACTTATGGTTTTATGACAAGAAACAGCAACAATCCCGAAAGATATAAACAGGTGTATGAATATAGGTTAAAATTAAAAGCGGAAGGAAAGAAAAAAGAACAGGCGCCCTACAAGATAGTATTGAATGGGGCTTATGGCATGATGAAAGATAAATTTTCATTGGCTTATGACCCGAAGCAAGCTAATGCTATTTGCGTCAATGGGCAGTTAATGCTTTTGGATTTATTGGAACATCTTGAACCGTATATAACTTTAATTCAAAGCAATACTGATGGACTGATTATACAAGTTGAAGACAATGAAGAAAAAATTAGCAAGGTGAAAAATATTTGTCACCGCTGGGAACATCGAACAGGAATGGGACTTGCATACGATGAGATAACGGAAATATTTCAGAAAGACGTAAACAATTATTGCTTTAGATTTGCAAATGGTAAACTTGAAAGGAAGGGTGCGTATGTAATGGAATTAAACGACTTAAATTATGATTTGCCAATTGTAAATAAAGCGTTGGTTGATTATATGATGAGTGGTGTACCTGTTGAAGACACTATTAATAATTGCAATGTGCTAAAGGAGTTTCAAAAAATAGTAAAAATATCCAGTAATTACAAAGGCGGTTGGCATAATAACAAGTATTTAACTGACAAGACTTTTAGGGTGTTTGCCAGTAAAAATAACGAGGACACTTATTTGGGCAAATACAAATATGAAGGAGCAACGGTTGAAAAGTTTGCAAACACACCTGAACACGCTTTTATAGTTAATAGAAATGTTAATGGGTTAAAAGTTGTGAATAAATTGGATAGGAGCTGGTATATTAATTTGGCAAAAAAGAGGTTGGAAGATTTTGGAATTAAAATTAATGAAGGTATTGGGGGACTATTGTAATGAACTATGAAAATATCTTAAATATGGTACATCAAAGAACTAATCATAAACTAATTGAATGGTCAGAATCTTTTATTGAATGGGCAAGGTCATTACCTTATGCTGGTGAATTATTATTTTTATAATAGTAGGTTTTTTACACTATACAAAATACCAGTAAAAAATGTAAAAAAAAATAAAAATATTTTATAAAAACCCAAATAAAATCCATGATTCCAGATAACAAAGGAGAAGACAAATGATTATTACGAATAAAAAAAAATTTGACGAGGTTTGCAGGGTAATGACTGATTTTTGTAAAAAAGAAAAGAAAACAATGAATGAACGACCGTTTAATAACAGAATTACAGTCAGTAAAAACTTTTTTGTCACCACTGACGGAAAAAATATGGTTATCAGGGACTGTTCGGATTGTGTTGATAATAAGGATAATTTCAGCTTTCCTTTGGACGCAAAAACTGCCAAAGAATCAATTACCGTGGACGGCTTGACAATAGTTGTTGACGGCAAAGAAACGGATATGAAGGACTTGGAAAAGCAGGTGCCGTGGGAGAGGGTGGTTCCTGACGGCAAGTATATTGAGAAAAGAATACATTTCCAAAAAATACCTGCCATTAAGGCTGGTGATGAAAGTTACGTGACATTTCGTAACGATGAGATAGTTTTCAAATACAATGATGATACGGAGACTACTGGTTTTTATGGTGACGTTTATCTTAATAACCTACTTGCGGACCAGTGCGACATTGAGGAATTCAGCCTGCCGATGAAAATTTTTTATATAATTCTTCACCTGTCGAAAAACGTTGTTTTAAGGCAATATGAAGTTGGGTATAAACCTAGAGTTTTTATGGCAGGCGATTATAAAGTAGTATGTATGCCAATGAATAATCTTGGTGCCCTATAATATATGTATGGAGGAACAAAAAATGGAAAATACCAGTTCGAAAATTATTGAGATATGCGATGGGATGAAAGACCTTTTGCTGTATAAAAATCAAAAGTACGGCGATTCAGCTCTTTCACCAAAAAGAATTTTCTACAAGGGTGATTCAGCCGATTCCATAAAAATAAGGTTGGATGACAAGTTGGGGAGGGTTATTAATTGCAACGAAACAAGAATAAATGACGTTGCTGACATTATTGGATATTGTACTTTGCTTTTGGTGAGCATTGGTGCAACTAAAGAAGATTTGGAAAAATTCAAGGATTAAAGGTGGTGCAAAATGGCAAACGAGAAGATGGAACTTTACAGAAAATATCGACCTCAAAATTTTTCGGAGATAGTGGGCAATGAAGCAACAATTAAAAGTTTGAAAAAGGAACTTGAAAACGGTTCACACACTTTTTTAATGACTGGTCCAGCTGGTTGCGGAAAAACAACATTAGCACGTATTATGGCAAAGGAAGTTGGCGCTGGCGATTTGTCCATACATGAAATAAACAGTGCTGAAAACAGGGGAATTGACACCGCTCGTGAAGTGATGGAACAAATGAGATATAACCCTTCAGATGGTAAGGCTATCGTATGGATTTTTGACGAATGTCACCAGTGGTTAGCTCCTGTTCAAAACGCATTTTTGAAGGCACTCGAGGACACCCCTCAACACGTGTATTTTTTCTTGTGTACCACTGACCCACAAAAACTAATTGCTCCATTAAAAACACGCTGTTCAATTATTAACGTTAAACCGCTAACAAACGATGAAATGACATACCTGTTGAAAAGAACAGCTAGAGCGGAAAAAATAAAAATTGGAAATGAGGTTTATGAAAGAATTTGTGAAATTGCGCAAGGCGGAAGTCGCAAAGGATTAAAGTTGCTTGCAAAAGTAATTTATCTCGACAGTGACGAAGAGCGGTTGGAAGTTTTGAAAGCTGGTGAAGACAACGAAACAGCGGAGAGCCTTGAATTGTGTCGTGCATTGTGCAAGAAAACAGGTTTGAAGGCGTTGCTTGGTTTGCTTAAAAATGTTGATACAAGTGACCCTGAAAAAGTTCGTCAGGGTGTGATGGGATATATGAATTCATGCTTGCTAAAAGGTGTTGTTACAAATGAAATAGTCGCAACCTTGCAGGCATTCAGTTCAGCTGACACCTATAGGAATGGCAAAGTTGCGTTAACCGTTGCTATTGTGGACAGATGTGACATGATTGAGGAATAAAAGTTTATTTTAATTTTTATAAACAACTTTTTATTTTTGTTCCTATAATAAATACAGTTAAGGAGCTATAGATGACAAAAGCTGAAACAATAGCAAAAAAATCAAAGGAAAAGCAATTTGATTTTGAAAAGGATTTGTCGATTAATAAGTACAAATTGGACGAGGAATGCTTGTCCCATTCAAGTATTTATTTCAGGTATGCTGAAGCAAGCATTACAGCAAAAGCGGAAGTTTCAAAAGCGGAGGATAACTTAAAGCTGGTGTCAGCGGAGCGGAACATTGCTATTCGCAAGGCATACACTGACGCTGGCGCAAAGTTTACTGAAGCAGTTATTACAAGTGAACTGGAAAAGGATGCTGAAGTTATTGAAGCAAAGGAAAAACTTCGCAACGCTCAGGAAGTTTATGCAAAACTTTCCATTGCTGTTTCTGCAATGGACGCAAGAAAATCCCAGCTTGATAACCTTGTTAAATTGTACTGTTCGGGATATTTTTCAGTAACAACTTCTTCAGCAAAAAACAACATTAATGAACAAACGGCAAGGGAAGTTCGCAAGAACTTAAATAAATAATTATAGGAGCAAATTATGGTAAACAAGAAAAAAGGAAAACTTGCAAAGCGTTATCTAGCAAGCTACGAAAGCAAAGGTTCAATGGGCGGAAAAGTTGGCGTGATGGACTGGAAGAAGGTCGATGGTGAAGTTCAGTTTTTTAGCCCTGTTGAAGGACGCAACAGAATAAATATTATTCCGTATGTAATTAAAAGTAAAAATCATCCGCTGGTAAAAAAGGGTGAGTTTGAAATTGGTGACAAGGACTATGTGATGGATGTTTATGTTCATCGCGGTGTTGGGCCTTCTGAAGCTTCTGTTTTGTGCTTGAAAAATACTTATGGGAAGCCTTGTCCAATTTGTGAGCAGTCACAGGTTTTGCGCAAACAGGGAAAGGAAGAAGAAGCTGGTGCGCTGAAAGCTTCACGCCGTGTTTTTTACAACGTTCAGGATTTGAAGAACCCCGATACTCTTAAAGTATTTGAAGCTTCCCACTACCTTTTTGAAAAGGAGCTTATTGACGAAGCACGTGATGACGATGAAGGTGGGTTTGTTGATTTTGCGGATGAAGAAACAGGAAAGGAAATTAAGTTCCGCTGTTCTAAGGTAACAAAAGGAAAGCTCGAATTTAACGAATTTAAGAGCTTCAGTTTTGAAGACCGTGATGAAAACATCCCTGACGAGCTGTTGGAAAATGCAATTTCTTTTGACGAAATTCTTCGCGTTCCCACTTATGATGAAGTTGAAAAAATACTTTACGGACGTGATGACGATGATGACGAAGAAGATGATGACGAAGAGAATGAAACAGCAACAAAGACAGCGAAGAAAAAACTTGTTGTAAATGAGGACGATGAAGAAGTTGAAGAGGAAGTTGAAAAACCAGCTTCAAAAAAGTCCGTAAAAAAGAACCGTGATAACGATGACGATGACGAAGAAGTTCCCGCAAAACCAGCAACAAAGTCAAAAGCGGTGGAAGACAATGATGACGATAATGACGATGAGGATGAAACACCAGTAAAGAAGCCTTCCAAAAAGGAAAAGGATTGCGGTGGTGATTGCTCAAAGTGTCCATTCGGTCATAAGTTCGGCGAAGATACGGATGAATTTGACGATTGTGATGATTGTGATGTTTGGGACAAGTGTATAAATGGAAAGTAATTTTCATTCTTAATTTTTCAATAAATAACCCTTGCAATTTATACAAAAGCAAGGGTTATTTATTATAAGGTGGAAAAAATGTATTTGAAGGACGTGTTGAATAAATGTAAAGAAGAAGGTTATCCAATAACCGCTTCGGGACTTTATTATGCTGGAAAAAAATTCAATTTTATTGTTAAAAGGGAAGGGAACCGAAACCTTGAATTTGACAAGGAAGCTTTTTTCAAGTGGTTAAACAAAGCTAAAGAAGAAATTCCTGAAGGTTGGCTTCCATTGTGTGAAATTGCGAAGCTGTTTAAAATTAGTTTGTCTCAAGCGTATATTTTAGCAAAAGATAGAAATAGTGGTGCTAGAGGTTTTGGCGCTGGTGAAGGAGTAATTTATGTTGACCCCGAACGAATTAAAGAAATTATCAAACAGCGTGAAGACAGTCATAAAGAAAAGTGGGAGGATTAGCATGGGTGAAAAACTGTATTTTCAAACAGGTTGCAAGCTGTTGGACTTGGTTGTAGGTGGTGCGAAAAATGTATACGGTTTTCCGGCTGGAAAGTTTATAAATATTGTTGGCGATAAAAGTGCGGGCAAGACTTTCTTGTCAAATGAAATTATTGCATGGGCTTATCACAATTTAGGTAAGAATTTCAAGTGGGTGTATGATGATTGTGAAAGTGGTTATTCGTTTGATACTGAGGCAATGTATGGATTTGAAATAATGCCCATAAATCTTGAAGACAGGGTTCATAGTCAAACGGTCGAAGAAGCATTTTGCAATATTTCGGATTTTGCAAGAAGTTTGAAAAAAGAACAATTTGGGATTTATGTGTTGGACAGCTTGGACGGTCTTACCAGTGCTGAACAGGATGACAGGGCTGAACAGCGTTTGAAGTTGCACGAAGAAGGAAAGGAACTTGAAAAAGGAACTTATGGAATGGGCAAGCAAAAATATCTGTCGCAGGAATTTTTTCCTCAGCTCTGTTCCGTTATTGAAAATAAAAATATTTTGGTAATTATTATTTCACAAATTCGTGAAAACGTTGATATGTTCAGTTTTGAAAAGTATTCCCGAAGCGGTGGAAAAGCGATGGATTTTTATGCACATACTGTTTTATGGCTTGCAACAGCAAAGAAAATTGAAAAGAAAGAAACAGCTGTTGGTGTTGTAGTAAAAGCAAAAACAACAAAAAGCAAAACTCCACGACCGTTCCGCGACTGTTTTTTCAGTTTTTTATATGATTATGGGCTGGATGGAATTGGAACGAGCGTTGACTATGTGTTTGATTTGCGAACACCGAAAGGCGAGTTAAACACAAAAGCAAAAGCAATTGATTATAACGGTGATGGCAAACTTAACTTGAACCAGCTGAAGAATTTTTTGGAAGAATATGAGCTTGCTGAAAAATATGAAAACAGCAAGCATTTTGATGGAAAATATGATGCTGACACCATATTTGAATTCATACAGTCCAAAAAAGATTACAGACAAAAGTTTAATGAAAAGTTCGGGAATACAATGAACCGTGATGAACTTATAGCATACATTGAACAAAACAACTTGGAAGAAGAAATAAATGCACGTGCAGAAGCAAAGTGGGAGGAATTCGAGGAAAGCATAAAAACAAACAGAAAGAAAAAATATTCCTCCCAGTTGCGGAGTGAAGCGTAATGTTTGTTATTTGTAGAAATGGGCATTTGGGTCTTTTTTGGGAAGGGGAACAAAAACTGTTTATTGAAAATGAAAGTTGCGTAATCCCTTCCCGAAAGCAATGCTTAAATTATTTAATCGAATGCGGACTTAAAAAGGAACAAGCCGTTTCAACGATAGCTTTAATGCAAAAGAAAACAGGTAATTGGATTTCATTTTAATTTTTTATTTAGGTGTGTGCAATGAAGGAAATATTATTTAACAAGCAAGAAAATGATTTGATTTGTGAATGCTTGCAAAATGAGGTTGATTCCCTGTTCATGGGTTTTCATGGTCAGGATATGGAAATTACAAACAGAAACGACAAAAGGCAAAAGGAGTGCAAGCGTTTAATTAAAAAATTAAAGAACGCTCAAAAGACAATAAAAGTTTCCAGCCGGAAAGGGAAGGGCAGAAGTCTTCAATACTGGGTATGTGAAAGAATTGCTGGTATGTTCAGAATAAACTTTGTTCAGTCTGATGACACCTGTTTAATTCATAGCCGTGAAATGGGTCAGCATGGAACGGATATTGTATTAAGAGGCGAAGTAGCAAAAAAATTTCCTTTTGACATTGAGTGCAAGGCTTGCGAAAGTTTGTCTATTCCGCAATGGGTTAGGCAGGCAAAAACAAACAAAAAAGATGGACGTGATTGGCTGGTTGTTTTTAAGAAGCAGACTATGGGAAGTGAACCTTTTGTGATTATGGAGTGGGATACTTTTGAAAAAATGATTATGAAGGAATTAACAAATGAGTAAAATAGAGTTATTGCACGGAGACTGTCTGGAATTGATGAAGGATATTCCAGACGGAAGCATTGATATGATTTTAACAGACCCGCCTTATGGAACAACTGCCTGTAAATGGGATTCAGTAATTCCATTTGACAAGATGTGGAAACAATTAAATAGGGTTATTAAAAATAATGGTGCTATTCTATTGTTTGGTAGTGAACCTTTTTCTTCATTGCTTAGATGTTCTAATTTAAAGAATTACAAATATGATTGGATATGGAACAAAGTAAAACCTGGAAATATACTTTTTTCAAAACATAAACCTTTACAAAATCACGAAAATATTTCAGTATTTAATTCAAAAATCTATTTTCTTATTATGGAATCTTGTGGTTATAGAACGAGTAGAATATATTCTAAATCTAAAAGTATAAATCATAAATACAATATAAATGATATTTATGAATATAAGGACGGGAAATTTCCGAAAACTATTTTGACATTTTCAAACGCTAATCAGAAAGATAGATTACACCCTACTCAAAAACCTGTTCCACTTCTTGAATATCTTATAAAAACTTACACGAAAGAAAATGAAACAGTTTTAGATTTCACGATGGGTAGTGGTTCAACTGGGGTGGCTTGTAAAAACTTAAATCGAAATTTTATTGGTATGGAAATTGATAAAAAATATTTTGATATTGCAAAACAGCGAATTGAAAATGGTTTTGTTCAAGAGAAAATAAATGACGCTGATTTGGATAAATTTGCATTGTTTCAGTAAGGAATACAGACGCCTAAACTATAGGTTGTCGCCTGATGGTTTGCTTGGTTTGTGATGCGTAAACACCTTGTTGAAAGGGTGTTTTTTTTGTTTTGTAAGCCATATTTTACTATATAAAATATTATATAAATATTAAAAAAAAAATAAAATAATTTATAAAAACTACTTGACAATAAATAAAAATTACTGTAATGTATAAGTGTAAACTAAATAAAGCAAGTGCAAAACTTGCGAGGAGACAAAATTATGGCACATGGACTTTATGAAAACGATTGGATGCTTAGTACAAAACAGCGTCCTTGGCACGGAATTGGGACAGTGGTTCAGGACGCTCCTACTAGCGAGGATGCTATTCGTATTGCAAAATTGAATTGGACGGTTGAACAGTTTCCAATTTATGCAAACGGAAAGGAAATTGCTGGTATGTTTGCAAATGTTCGTTCCGATACGAATGAGACTTTGGGTGTTGTTCGCAATAGATACAAAATTGTCCAAAACAATGAGGCGTTCAATTTTGTTGATGGTATTGTTGGCAATGATGAAGTTGAATGCAGGTATGAAACAGCCGGAAGTCTTTTTAACGGCAGAAGAATTTTTTTGCTGGTGAAATTACCGAACAAAAACTTGCTTGGCGATGAAGTTGAAAATTATTTGTTCTTTACAAATTCACATGACGGAAGTTCGGCTTTAACCGCTGGAATTTCAAATGTTCGTGTAGTGTGCAACAATACGCTTCAAATGGCAATTAAGGGAGCTGACAGAATTTGGCGTTGCAAGCACACCACAAATATTGAAGGAAAGAAACAGCAAGCGAAGGAAGCTCTTGGTCTTGCTGTAAAGTACATGGACAAAATGGGTGAGGTTGCTGAAGAAATGGCAAGTAAGAAAATAAGTAAAGACAGTTTTGTTTTAATGCTTTCCGACAAGTTGCAAGAAATGAACTATAACCCAAAAGCAGAGGAACAGGTAACGGAAAGAATTTTAACAATCTATGACCAGAAGGACGACTTGCAAAACTTCAAAGGAAGTGCATGGGGATTTTATAACGCAACAGCGGATTTAATTAGCAACACGCTTCCATTAAGAAGAACTTCACTTTATGAACAGAAAAAGTTGGAAAAGTTTTTTGACGGAAACAAGCTGTTGAACGCTGTTCAGGATGTTTTAATGGTTGCTTAATTTTTCAATAGCTGGTTACTTTTTTAGTAACCAGCTATTTTTAAGGATGTTAAAATGAAAGGTGAAATATATAAAATTGGTGACAAAGTTGTTCATGATGTTTTTGGTGATGGTGTAATTGTCGACAAGATATACAACAGGTACACAAAAAAGCCGATAATTATTGTTAAGTTTAATTCGTTGAATACGAATAGAAACATTGTTGCTAGTTTTTATGGTATAAGGAAAAAAAGAATAATGTAGCAATAATTAATTTTAACATAACTTGTTTTATTAATTTGTTCCTATAATATGTATGTGAGGAAATTATGCAGAAAATTAAAATTGCTTGCACTAGCGGAATTACATTGCCACTTGAGGAAATAAGTATTTATCCCAGCAAATTGAAAAAGCATTCCCAGCTTGAGATTGAAAGGGTGGTTGAAAGTATTGTTAATGATGGCTTTTTGTTTCCACTTGCAATAGGTAAACTTGATGGAAAAAATTATGTTATTGATGGTGAGTGTACTTATTACGCATTACAGGAACTAAGATATAGAGGATATGAAATTCCCGCAATACCTGTCTTTTATGTTCGTACAAACGAAAAAACAATTAAGAAAAATATTTTGATTGCAACCTCAACGAATCATTGTGTTACAGAAACCAGCTTAAAAACATTTAATGGGGATAATACAGTTGATTTGAAACAGCTTGCATTCAATACGCCTGATTTAATAAATTTTCATACTGTTGATGATTTAGGATTATATGTTGATACTATCGGTGGAAAGTTCACAAGCATTGGACATAATGAAAAAGATTATAAAGGATTGTTGAAATGAGAATTTATTTGTCCGCTGTTTTTGAAAATTTGTTGGGGAAGTATAATAACATTATTGAAAACGAAACTTCCTATTTTGAAGAATTATTTAAGGATACGCATATTCTATTATCATATGCTTATGCAAAAAAAGAATATATTCCGTATTATTCTATGTGTAAAAGTTTGTTGATGGATAGTGGTGCATTTACAATTATGAATAGTAAAGCTGGAAGAAATAATTTTAATCCGCTTGAATATACAAAACAATATGGCGAACATATTAAAGAACATAACATTGAAAATTTTTTGGAACTTGATGTTGATGGTGTTTATGGGTTTGAAGTTTATAGAGATTGCTTGCATTGCCTGCAGGACATAACGGGACGCCAGCCAATACCTGTATTTCATAAATGGCGCGGAATTGATTATTATAAAGAATTAGTAAAGAAATATGATTACATTGCTATCGGTGACGTTTCTATTGGTGCAGGTAGTAGAAAATTATATAAATATTTTCCATGGTTTTTGGAAGAAGCTCATAAAAATAATTGTAAAGTTCATGGACTTGCTTTCACGAGTTTACCAGATTTAAGATTTATGCCTTTCGATAGTGTAGATAGTAGTTCTTGGACCGCTGGTTCACGTTTTGCGAGACCTGTTTTATTTGATGGGCATACTGGTATTCAGTTTGATGCACGTAGAACAAACGAAAAACAATTATGCCATAATAAAATGGTTTTTCTTCATGATTTTATAGAATGGAAAAAACTTGCTGTCTATATGGATAATGAATATGAACCTATATGGGAATAAAAGGTTGTTTTATCTTAGTCCAACCTTATAAAAATATTAGAGGAGGCCTTAAATGTGCTGTGTGAGTGGTGGTTTTGCTAAACCAGGAAAAAAATTAGACAATGATTTTTTATTGTCCATGTTAAATCGTGGAACTATTAGAGGGCGCGATGCTTATGGATTTATCGGTTTCGGTGAAGATGTAAATATTCGCAGAGGAGTAGGTGTTCCAAAAAATGATTCTTATGTCAAAGGGAATTATAATTGTTTTATTGCAAATAATAGGGCTGAACCTACAACGGAACATCTTGAGCATATTGATTTAGATAACGATATTCAGCCTTACGTTTATGGGAATTGGGCTGTCATTCATAATGGTGTTATTGCGAACGATAAAGAATTATGTGACAAATATTTTTTGGAAAGAAATTCGAAAGTAGATTCTTCAATACTTCCAAAATTATTAAATAAAAAATTTCCGGACGTATGCACACCAAAACAAGTTTTTAATTTCTTGCAAGAAGAAATTATTGGTTCTTTTGCGTTTGGGATTTATAACATTAAAGAAAATTTTTTGCTTTTAATGTGTAATTACCAGCCGATTTATATTAAAAGCTGTGATGATGTTTTTTATTTTGCTTCTTTACCTGAAGTTTTAGATGAAAAAAGTTTTTTGGAAAATGTAACAAATAACAAGTCCAAAATAATAGCTCTTCCGCCTTACAGCGCAATTTCTTTTCAAAACGATAAAATTGAAACATACGAAATGGAAAGAAAGAAGAATAACAAATGTCTTGTTATTTGTAGTGGCGGGCTGGATTCAACTGTTGCTTCAGCAATGCTTCAAAATCAGGGTTATGATATAACTCTTATTCATTTTCTTTATAAATGTAAAGCTCAAACAAAAGAGACTGAAGCTGTTCAAAAAGTAGCCAAGGCATTAAATGTTCCACTTATTTATTTCCCTATTGATTTTTTCAAAGATTTAATTGGTGGTTCTACTTTATTTGAGGAAAATGATAAAAGTTTTGCTCATGGGGATAAAGGCGTTGAATATGCTTATGAATGGGTTCCTGCTCGTAATATGGTATTCACAGCCCTTGCCACAGCTTATGCAGAAGCACACGGTTTTTCTTATTTAGCACTTGGAACAAATCTTGAAGAGCAGGGCGCCTATCCGGATAATTCAATTGAATTTACTCGTTACATAAATAAAACGATGCCTTATTGTCTGCAGAATGGTGGGTATATTAAAATCTTGACACCGCTGGAAGGAATGATGAAACACGACATTTATAAAAAAGGACGCGAAATAAATGCTCCAATCCAGTATTCTTGGAGCTGTTATGATAATAAAGGATGTCATTGCGGTGTTTGTGGACCTTGCACAATGCGGAAACTTTCTGCCAAGATGTGCGGTGTAGAAGATAATATTGAATATTTGAAATAAGATTTAACAGCATACTATTTTCGGTATGCTGTTTTTTTAATAAGGGGGGGTGGAAAGAAAGATTTCAGAAATTAGAACAAAGAAAAAAATTATCGGATGCACATAAAGGAAAAAATTAAGCGAAGAACATAAAAGACACATAAGTGAATCTTTAAGGAGAAAATATAATGAACTTCGAAAAGTTGTTTAATGATTATAAAATTGAGTATAATACTCGTGTGAATCGGGGGTGGGTTTAACATAACTTGCCCCTTCTGTGACGATAAGACTTTTAATGGTGGTTTCAATAACGCTGGTAATTATTTTCATTGCTGGAAATGCGGTGGACATGATTTTAAGCAAGCATTAACACGAGTTGTAAACATACCCTTTAATGAAGTAGATATTTTAATTGAACAGTATGCAGGAAGAAACAGTCTGCTAAATAAATTAAACAAAAAGCAAGCAAAGGCAATTCAATTAACACTACCTACAAACACATTTACACCAGCTGAAAGAAAATATTTGAAACAGCGTAATTTTAGCCCAAAATTGTTGCATGAGAAATATAAAATTGTTGGTGGCGGAATAACAGGTGCATGGAAATATAGAATAATTATTCCTTTAATTTTGGACGGAAAAATTGTGAGCTGGACTGGAAGAAGTATTTTAAGCAAGCAGAAAATAAATGAATTAAAGATACCACGCTACAAGAATTTATCCATTGAACAAAGTGTAATTGACCCTAAAAGTATTTTGTATAATTTAGATAATTGCATGAGTAAGACCGCTGTATTAACTGAAGGAGCGTTTGATGTCGTGCGCTTGGGTGACGGTTTCTTTTGCAGTTTTGGAACGGAATTAACGCAAGCGCAAATTATTGAAATTAAAAACAGGTTCAGCAAAGTTTTCATAATGTTTGACAACGAAATTGAAGCACAAATTAAGGCTAGGAAATTCGGCTTACAAATTGCTTCCATGGGTGTTGACGTTGAAATTGTGGATGCGTATGGTGATTTCAATAAAAATGATGGTGGTGAGCTGACTGAAAATGAGGTTCAAATAATAAGGAAAGAACTTGGGTTAAATGCTTGCTAGACGCTTGTATATTGCTTGTATTGCGTTCAAAATAATTTGTGGTGTAAATTATTGTTTTCTTGCAAAAGTTAGCTGTAAATGGTGTTCTTTTGCGTTATAGGGGTAATTTAACAGCATTATTTTTTGGATTTTCAGCATTATTTTACTATACAAAATACTATATAAATATTAAAAAAAATAAAATAATTTATAAAAACTACTTGACAATAAATAAAAATTACTGTATAGTATAATTGTAAACTAAATAAAGCAAGTGCAAAACTTGCGAGGAGAATTGCTAATGAAAACTATAGAAATTAAAAGATTGGTTAGAAAAGGCGACACATTCGCAAGAATTGCAGAAAAGAAAAATGAATTGAGGGAAGGAAACATTCTTCAGTATAAAGGTTGGATAATTACTGCCGTTCCAAAATACGGAAGAAAAGATGGTAGAATTTGGATAACTGCCACAAAAGGTTCTGAAACAATTGAAGATGATATGCTTGTTGCAATTTTCAATATGATTATTAGGTTTGAGAAAACGGGAAAACAGTTTTAAGAAATAAGGTTTTAACAGGTTCCCTTCAAAACCTGTTGAGGAGACACAAATGATTAAGAAGGCTGAATTTAGCAGGGTAAACAATATTGGAAAAACCATTTGGGAGCATACCATCACAAGGGAAGAATTTTATTGCAACGAAAACGGAAAGAAGGTTTTGCACTTAAATAAATTAGCATGGGAATCACCTTCAGTTTATGTTAAAAGCAACGGTGAGGAAGTTTGTGGTTTCGTTCCTGGTGACGAATTTTATGACGAAATTATTGCTGAATTAAAGACGTATAAAGACAGGTGGAGAAATAAAAATGTTGTAAGAAAAATTATACCTAACAGCGAATATGATATCATTGCTAGTTGGTATCCTGAAGTAAAAATGATTAGTTTTTACTTCCAGAAATCTTATGAATATTGCGTTGGTTAATAATTGGAGGTGAAATATGAAAGTAAAAGCTGTAAACACAAGACAAGAATTTAATTGCACTAAGAAAGACAAAATTATGTTTAATGGGTGTTGCTATCAATTGATAACTCAAGACTTCATTAGAAACTGGTATCATGAAACACCAGTTATTTCAAAAACAGAATTTAACAGGTTGCTAAAAGAAAACGCATTGTCTGAACCTTATAAAGTTAAATATCATTATTTAATAGTTACCATGTACGATTTTATAAAGGAGTAAAACTATGGCGGATATTGAACAGGTTACGCATGAAATAGAAATGAGCATGATGGACTTTTTGCGCGAACAAAAAATTGAACCGCAATATATTGACGTTGAAAATTACGTGGACAAAATATTAACAAAGTTTTAAACTAGTTTCACCGTGACGGGAACAAGTGAATTTGAAGAAATGCAGTATGACCTCGAGTGTAAAACGGATGCAATCGAAACAGCTTTTCACACACTTCACAACATGAAAAACGTAGTGACAAAAATGAAGGAATCGGACACGAAGAAAACCTTGCTTTCGTATATTGATGACATGGAAATGGATTTGGGAGATTAGAATGAACTGTTTTTATCACATAATCAATGAAATTGAAAGCTGTGATGTAGAAAATAAAATTACGGTGTCTGAATATTTTCACAGGTGCATAGCACAAGCAATTAACGAAAACGAAAAGGAACTTGTTGATTGGTTTTGCAAAATTAAAAATGACGTTGAAGGTGAACTTGTTGCATGGGCGAAAAAGCATGGTCAAAAATACATATTAAAAAGAAACAGGGTGGAGCGGGAAACTTGGGGAATTCAAGTTCTTTTGGGCAGGGAAATAAAGTTTAAAGACACCGTGCTAAACATTTACTTCCCAAATGAATTTCATCAAAATTTCGTAATTATTGAACAAGGCTTTTAATTTTATGCTTTATTCTACCCCAAAAATCAATGAAAACTGGTAGTTAATTAATAAAAAATATGTTAAAATTAATAAAAATTAATTGTTTTTGGATGGAAAAGCATGAACAAAAAAGCAAAAAGTTCACCGTTTACACAAAACTCACCAGCGGTTGAAACGGAAAAAAACTACATAAACAAAAATGAGCTCACCATAGTTGAAGCAAGAAAATTGCTCCCTGAAAACCTGAAGCATTTGAACATTAACCCACGCGAATATAAATTCCTTGCTGTTTACTGTTCAAACAATTTTAACGCTGAGGACGCCGTTGAAAAAGCTGGTTATGTTGAAAGAAATAAAGCGAGATACCGTGCCATTGCATATACCTTGCTACAAAGAAAGGAAATAGTTGAAGCCATAAGAATTTACATTGACACAATTATTCAGCCGTACAAGGACAGGCTTGAAATGGAGCTGTTAAACGTGTACTACAGAAGGGCAATGTACACAATTGACAAGTTTTATGACAGCAACGGCAACCCCTTGCCAGTTAAGGAAATAGACAAGGATTATATTTGCTGTATTGACGACATCAAGTACGTAAAAAACGGACAGAACCTAATCCCAGCATACCAGCTTCCAAACAGGGATTTGGCGTTGCAAGCGTTATACCGTTTTATAACAGGACAGGACATAAACGCGACATCGGTTCTCCCTGAAGAAGCACAAAAGAAAATGAAAATTATTTACAACAACGTGCTGAAAATAAGCAATTCAGTGAAACCGCAAAACATAAAAAAGAAGGTGCAAAAATGATAATTGTAGTGTTAATAACAATACTTGTACTATGCTTTTCCATAGCCAATTTTATTGCAAATTGTGGGTACGATAATGAGGAAAAAAATGGGTGTAACAAAACTAGGGAAAAAGATGGAAGATAAAATAAGCTATAAAAATAGTAACACTTTGTCTTTTTATTTTTAGTTCCTATAATAAAAATAAATGGAGTTGCAAATGGTAATTAAGATTTTAACGTATGTGGCAATTTTTTTCATAAGTTCGATTTATTTTGTTGCGCTGGTGTCAGCTGGTGTTTCAATGGGCTTGAGGAATTTCTTTAAGGACAGAAAAAATGATGGTTAAAAATAAGTGGAACAATAAAGTTTACGAAGTGATTTCACAGGACGAAAACAAAGTTGAATTGAGAAGGTGCGCTGACAACAGCTGTTTTACAATAGCGAAGTCGGAATATGCCTTTTCATATAAACCTTTTCAAATTAAAAACTGAAAGTTCTCCCGGACATCCTTTGCACCTGTCCGGGAGTTTTAATTTTTTTATCAATAGGGGTGTAAGAATGGCAAGGATTGTAAAACCTGTTTTGAAAAACGTTGTTTGCAAAGTCGCAAAGAAAACTTCAAAGGACAAAAAAGAATTTAATTGTTCTCAAGGCTATTGAGCAAGTCTGTCCGGAATGTTCAAACATGACTTTGAAGGAATTGGAAAAAATATGTGAAAACAAAAACTTTCCAAAGATAGCAAGTCTTGTTAGGCGTTCTTATGATTTGCGCTAGGCAAATATAATACTTAATGTGAAAAGGAGGAAAGTGTTTTGAACGCAATCAAGGCTTTTTTGAATAACATCGTTGTTCAGATTGTAGCTTGGGTGATGCTGGTTTTGTCTTCACTCGTGCTAATCCTTGCTGGTGTTTCAGCTGACGCTATTGCCAAGATACCTTTAATGGTGGTTGGCATTGTTGATGCTGTCGCGATTCTTATTGTTGCAATCAAGAATCTTTTGCGAAAGAAAGACACCGCAACAAAGTGAAGTAGTTAAAATTATGCCTTCAAGGGAAACAAAACAAAATTCCACGAAACCCACAAATCCCAGATTAGTTCCCTTGAAGGCTTTTTTTTTTGTTTTTTTAGGAGTATGCTATGCAAATTAAAATTAAAAGAATCAATAATGGAAAATTACCCGAATATAAAACAACAGGTGCGAGCGGTGCTGACTGTTATGCTAGAATAGACAATGCTGTTGTAATTAAAGCTAAAAAAATAGAAACAATTCCGCTCGGTTTTGCTGTTGAAATTCCAGCCGGTTATGAAATGCAAATAAGACCCCGAAGCGGTTTGGCAAGAAAAGACGGTGTGAAGGCTGTCCTTGGCACAATTGATTCGGATTACCGTGGTGAGGTTTGCGCTATTATATTTAATGACAGTGAAAAGGATTTTGAAGTTAAAGACGGTGACAGGATAGCTCAGGCAGTTGTTGCTCCAGTAATTCAAGTGAATTGGGATGTTGTTGAAAGTCTTACTGACACGGAGCGTGGCGCTGGTGGTTTTGGTTCAACAGGTGTAAAGGAGATTGAAAAGTTTTACCAGCCATTTGAAACGGAAAGTGAACTGAAACAACTTATTGGAAAGATTGTTTATTATAACGGCATTAAAAAATTCATTAAGTTTTCAACCGTTCCCAGCGTAATTGGAAAAAGAATATTTGTTCATTTCACGGACGGTTGTGATGAAATTGAAATGGATTTGATGACGGCGTTTCAAAAGGTAACAATTGACGGACACCGTTTCGGCAAGGAGATAACAGGTGAAGAATCTTGTTAATAAAGGAACTTATGTTCTTCAAAACTTTCCTTGCTGTTGGAATTGCAAGCATTCATTTGTCCGCATGGGTTTGTCCCTGTTATGCAACAACGAAAAAGAATGGGTAAGTGAATCAGCGGTGCAACCTGTTGGGATTTGTGAATATTATGAAAGTAAAATCAGTCAAGAAGAAAAACATTAACACCCTAGGATTAAATAAATTAGGATATAAAATATTCTCCCATGCTTCAAAAACAATACGTGCAAGGGCGATACAATTAACCGCAATGGAAAAGAAACCATTGACTATTGGACAAATTAGAAGCGTATTGAATAAGATGTATTTTGACTTGGACAATTTATGTGAGTTGCTTGATACGCTTGAAATAGAGGAACAGAAAGAAAAATGAAAACTTTGGAATTGCGAAAACTAATTAAGGACAAAACACAATTAATCCCCATACCAGCAAGCGTTGAGGAAGTTTTTAATGTATGGCTGAAAAAAAGACAGGAAAAAGAACCGAACATTGCGAAAATAAATATGCTTGAAATCTTTTATGCTGGTTACATACTTTCAAATCCCATAGTTAGGGAACAATATAAACAGCTGGTTGAACATGAGCAAATGATAAAAATGAAGTTTAATTAAAAAGGAGTTGCTATATGAACGTTCTAAATAAAGGAAGGTGTTCACGCTGTCCAATGTCCGAAATAAAGTTTGTTACCAGTGAGAAAGACAACAAAGTTAAAAAATGGAGGTTTTGCACGGTGAAAGGAAAATGGTGCAAGGGTTGCTCTTCGCATTGTGTAGCCAGCCCAATGGGATTAAAAATTGTTGAAATTAATTAATTTAATTAACCAACGCTAAAATATAAAGCGTTGGTTTTTTTATTTACTAAAACATAAAAAATAAATTATAATAAAAATATGGATGGAAACAATTTTGAAATTAATGAAGAGTTTTTGGAACTGGTAATAAATCAACCTCATTATCTGGGGTGGCTGATGGGAAAGGACAAATTAACGCCCCTTCACAGTGAATGGATAAAATATTGCTGGGACAGCAACCAGCCAAGGGCGTTGCAAGCGTTTCGCGGTGGTTATAAGTCAACCGCAATAGATGTCGTAGGAACTGTTCGCTGGTGGTTGATTCAGCCAAATGACCGTATTGCAATTATAAGAAAAAGCTACAATGATTCGTCAACCATAGTTTCGGCAGTAAAACAAGCTATGGAGCTTCCGCAAATTAAACAGCTTTTCAAGGTTGCACACGGTTTTTATCCAAAGGCTACAATGGCGCAAAATGGAAAGTTAAGGTACAATTTCAAAACAACCATTACTCCCGAAGTTAGTTTAACAGCGCATGGAACTGATTCCTCCCTCACTGGTATGCACTATGACAAAATTATTTGTGACGATATTATTACATTGAAAGACCGAATTTCAAAAGCTGAACGGCAAAGAACAAAGGAAATAGTAAACGAAATAGCAACAAACATTATTGACCCGAACAAAGGCAGTTTGTGGATTGGAACACCTTGGCACAAAGATGACGCATGGAATGAAATAAATCGGTTTGCTGACATAGCAATGTATCCCATTAGCAAATTTAATTTTTTGGGTGAGGAAGCTGTTGAGGCAAAAAGAAAAACGACAACACCATTTTTATTTTCAGCAAACTATGAACTTGAAATAAAAAAGGACGAAACAAGTTTGTTCAGTGAGCCTAACATGGCGGAAGGGTGGGATTATACTAGGAAAAGTTTTGCTCACATTGATTGTGCTTATGACGGTGACCATTATTGCGCATTAACAATTCTTTCATCGCTTGACAATAGGGAGCCAGCATTAGCAACAAAGTTTCAAGCCGTTGGTTTTGCTTATCCTGGGAACTGTAAGGCATGGGCAAATGAAGTTGTTAGGTTGCTAAAGAAATACAAGGTAATTTATATTTACAACGAAACAAATCCGGATAAGGGTTATTTTGCTAACCAGTTGCAAAAGCTGGGAGCAAGGGTTAAGACGTATGCTGAAAGTGAAAACAAGCATATTAAGATTTCAACAAACCTATATGAATATTGGGATAAGATTTATTGGTCACCCGACACTGACCCCGAATATTTGAATCAAATAATTGACTATAGGGAAGGAAGTGAGCCTGACGATGCCCCCGACTCATGCGCTTCATTGCTTCGTGAAATATGCAAGCCAAACAAAGCGAGAACGAGAAGTCTTTATGAGTGGTAAAAATAACACTTTTATTTTTTTTGTTTATGTAATAAAATAAACACAAGAGGAATAAATATGATTAGAATTCTGCTCATAGCGGTTCTTGTGTTAATTGTTGTTTGCTTGGTGTTGCTGGTTATTGTTAAACTACAGAAGGACAAAAACAAAACAATGCAAGCAACGGTTGATGATTATAAAAACACTTGTTTTGAATTGAATTGCAAAATTGAAAAATTGAGGAAGGAGATGGAAATTGAAAAGAAGCATAATGAAAAGCTGGCAAAAAAACTTTCTGAAATTTCTTGTATGCCTATTAGTGACGTTCTTCACCAGTTGCAAAACAACTGAAAGAACTAAAACTGTTTATTACATACCCGAAATAAATTCACTAGCGTTTCCGGAGCTTGGTGAATATGAAATACTTCCTGACGGAAGGGTGGCAACGGATGAACGGTTTTTCAGGGAACTATTAATATTTAGAACATTGTACCTTGAGGAAATTGAAAAGTACAATGAAAAGAAAATGGAACTGGAGGCAAAATAATGGATGATTTGAGAATAAAAAACATGGTGAAAAATGACGGTTGGAAAAACCTGTTCACAGGTCTTGGCGGACAGGCTGACAAGAAGTCGCACACAAAGGCACGGCCGGACGGATTTTTGCTTGACGTTGAACTTGAAACAATTTATTCAGATGATGGGTTGGGTGCAAATATCATTGACTACCTTCCGGAAGACATGATGAAAAGGGGTTGGACATACAAGTTTGAAAAGCAAAAGGAAGGGATGGAAGACCTTTCAAAAGAATATGATGAATTTTTCAACCATATTGAAGCGTATGACAAAATCACAGAAGCTCTTAAATGGTCAAGATTATATGGTGGCGGTGTTTTGTTGCTTGGTGCATACGATGGAAATGATTTGAGCGAACCGCTGAACATAAGAGCAATCAAAGATTTTGAAAATTTAAAAATGATTCCCAGAAATAATATTATGTACGGAAGCATTAAATGGCAGTTAGACCCATTGCTTCCAAGATATGGTTTGCCCGAATACTACCCATTGACATTTAGAGTGGGTCAGGACTTTATTGTTAAAACAGTACACCATTCAAGAGTAATTGAACTTCACGGAATAAAAATACCCACTTCACAAGCAAGCATTATTTCACCTGAATACCGTTACTGGGGAATTTCGGAATTGCAAAGGGTTCAGGACAAGTTAAAAGATGTTGCTGGTGCTTTTGGTTCACTTTCACAGCTGTTGCACGAGCTTTCAGTTGGGAAGTTTAAGTTCATGGATTTAGCTGAAATATTAAGTGCTCCCGATGGTGACAAGCTAATTCAAAAAAGGTTGCAAAGCATGGATTTAATGAAGTCAACCTTTCACAGCTTAATAATGGATGTAGGTGAAGACTACATAAGGGAGAATGCAACATTCACAGGCATTCCGGAAGTGATGTATCAATTTTTCATGCTCATTTGTTCAGCAAGTAGCTATCCAATGACAAGGTTGTTTGGCATTTCTCCGGCTGGATTAAATTCAACAGGTGATGGTGATACATACCGTTACTATGACAAGGTTGAATCGGAACAAAAAAGAAAATTGCTTCCAATTCTTGACAGACTTACCAGCATTTATTCGGAATGGAAAAACATTGAAAAACCCATAATTGAATTTAATCCGCTTGAACAAATGACTGAAAAGGAACAAGCTGAACTTGAAGAAAAAAAAGCATTAACAGAAAAAACAAAGGCGGATACGTATCAAATGTATATTGACATGGGCATTATGACACCTGAAATTGTTGAGGAACTTGAGTTTGGTAACACGTTGAAGGAAATTAACAGCAAGCTGGGAAATTCAAATGAACTTCCACCAGTGGGAGAGGAGAAATAAAAATGGATAAATGGTTGTCTTTTGTTTCTGTAATAGCAAGTTTTTCAACGTTGCTTGGATTTGTTGGAATATTTATAAAGCTGGGAAGGGAAAAGGGTGAATCGGATGCCATAATAAGGGAAGTTAGAAAAGACGTTGACACAAACGCAAAAGACATAAACAGCCTTGGGCAGAAGGTAAACCAAATGCAAATTGAAAATACAAAGTTAATTTCAACCTTGAGTTCCGACTTGGGGTGGATTAAGTCAAGTTTAGCTGACATTAAAAGTGAAATATCAAAAGGCAAGGAGAAATAAAAATGGAAGAAGCAAAAGAAAACAAAAAGGAACTGAAGGCCAAGAAAGTTTCTTTATTCGGAAAGATTATTGCTGGTATAATTCTTTTAGTGGGATTTGTTTTGAAGTGCCTTAACATTTTCAATTGTGAGGTCGATGAACTGATTAAAATAGCGTTTGCAATTCTTGCAATTTGCGCTCCAATTGACATCAACATTTCGCTGGACAAGTTTTTGAAGGGAGGAAATGAAAATGACGCTTGAAGAGTTTGTTAAAAAGTACAACGGAAAAAAAGTTGACTTTGACGGTGTGTATGGTCCGCAATGCGTTGACTTGTTTAGGCAGTATGCAAAAGAGGGGTTGAATATTCCTGTTCATACTGGTCTTTGCAAAACAACAGGCGGAGCAAAAGACCTGTTTCTTGATTATGAAAAAATGCCGAATGAAAAAAAATATTTCATACGGTTGCCTAAGAAAAATCCAATAGCGGGTGACGTTCTCATTTGGGATTCTTCAATTTCAAATCCGTATGGTCATGTCGCTATTTGCTTGGGAACTTTGGGAAGCTCGTTTATTGTTTTTGAACAGGACGGATTCAAACAGGACGGAGCAAAAATAAACATAAGAAGCAATCAGAATTTTCTGGGGTATTTGCGCAAAAAATGAAAACTTGCAATACTTGTGAATGGTTTGTTGAGGAAACCGATGTCATTGGTGATTACCAGCATTCGGAAGCAAAAAGATGGGGTTTTGGCTTTTGCCTAATTAAGGATTTGTTTACTCCAGCAGAAGCAAATGACAAATGCTGTCAAAATTATGTTGAGGAAAATTGCTGTGAAAATAAAGAACGAAACTGAAATTCAATTGATGCGCATACTTTTCAAGACAAATGGGGGTAAGACAACAAAGAACAAAACTTCCAAAAGAGCCTATCCCCATGGAATTGAAAGAAACTATGCTAGAAAACTAAGGTCTTTTTTTGAACCCTTAACAACGTATGTTGAAAAGTACATAAATGAAAACATGGAGCCATTGTTAAGGGGTGATTCAAATAATGTTAGGCTGGATGCTATTCCGGGCGACAGTTTTCGTGACATGATTTACAACCTTGAGGAATGGCTTGCGGTTTATATGCCCGATATTTCAGATGTTGGTGAAGATTCAGCTGGTAACGTGATATTAACTTCCATTGCAAAGACAGCGGAAGAAGCAAAAAAATTCGGTGACAAGGAATTTCAAAAATCAATTGAAAAGGGTATATACGTCAATCCACCTGTTGTGAGTGCATGGTGGAATGATATGCTTAACGGTTGGATTGAAAACAATTATACATTGATAGTTTCCAATGCAAAAAAATATATTACACAAATAAACACATTAACTGAACAGGCTATTGTTAGTGGAAAATCACCTTCGATTTTGAAAGAAGAAATAAAAAAGGCAACAGAAGGACTTTCCGATAAGCATTGTAAATTATTAGCTCGTGACCAAATGGGGAAGCTCAATGGGCAAATATCACAAGCTCAATCACAGGAATTGGGATTGGAACTATACGTATGGTCAACTTCAATGGACGACAGGGTTCGTGAAAGTCACCAGCTAATGGAAGGACTTTTGTGCAGATATGATGATGCAACAGTTTGTAGTTATGACAATGGAAAAACATGGGTTGAGCGTCCTAGCGGAGCGGTTCAACTAAATCCAGGACAGGACATTCAGTGTCGTTGCGTTGGTTTGGCGTTCTATCCAGAGTTGATTGCAGAAGTTGAAAATACTTCTTTAAGTGAACAGACAGAAGGAATTGAATCACAAATAATCGATGAAAAATTATCAGAAGACAAAATTGAAAATATAAAAGATTTTGATAAAATAAATTCTGTATATGAAAAATTAGATAGCGAGTACCATGCTTTACTTCAAGCATATAGAAATGAAGCTGACGAAAAATTAAAATCTGAAATTCTTGAAAAAGGAAAATCAGTTGCTAATTTAAGAAGGGTTGCAGAAACTAGAAAAAATGTACTTGAAACTATTGGAAGGATTCCTACAAATTATGAAGAAGTAGTTGAAAAATTAAATTCTGAAAAAGACACATATAAAAAATTTAAAATGATGAAAGATGATGTTACCAATTCAATTGTAGTGGGAAAAAATGAACTGGAAATTTCCGAATTGAAAAATAATTATCTCAAGGCATTGAATATAACGGATGTTAAATCTACTTCTGATTGGTTCGTTGATAAAAATGGTTTATTTCAATTTGGTGAATTGAATACTTATAGTTCAAAAGGAATTGGTGATTTAGTTGGTGTAGCAGGTGATATGTCTAAAGAATCAAAAATATTTCAACCAAAAATTTATCAAAGTTCATTAGGTGAATATTTTGATAATAATTTGAAGTATTCTAAAATTTCTGAGAGTGAAGCAATTAAAATGATTCCGAAAGGTTTTACATTAAATGGAGTTTCAAATATTGAAGCGAGAGAATTACAGAATTATACTCACTTTACTCCTTACAATAAATTTCTTCGTGAAGGTGGTGATGTGTTAAGTAAAAAAGAAACCGCAACAATAAAAAAAGTAATAGATAGAACTAATTCAGATGCGGGAACTTTTTATCGTGGTGTAAGAGGTGAATTTGCAGACAAATTGAATTCAATGAAAATTGGTGATACTTTTACAGAAAAATCTTTTATGTCTACAAGTTCTGATTTTTCTGTAGCAGAAAATTTTGCCGGAAAAGAAGGAATAATTATGAGGATTAATTCAAAAGGCGGTCCCGGAAAATCTATATTCATTGAATCTTCAGAATTTGGTGGTGAAAGTGAAACTTTATTTAATGTGAACTCAAAATTAAAATTAATAGGGAGAAATAAAAATATTTTAGAGTTTGAATTAAAATAACACTTTACTTTTTTTAATTTATGTTTTATAAATTAAATATGGAATTAAATGAAGAACAGCTGACAAAAGTAAAAGAGGCTTGTAAGAATATTGATTATGGTTGCGTGACAATAAAATTAAACAAGACTTTGAAGTTTGTTGACATTGTTATTGAACAGCAAATAAGGCTCCAGAATGAGCCCACCATAATTAAAAATGTAGTTGAGAAAGACAAACGGTATTAAAAACAGTTTTTCTTTTTAACCCTTTACAAAATAAGCTGACTGAAAAACAGAAGCAACGGAAACAACCGTTGCTTTTTTTTTATTTTGGGATAAAAGCATGGTAAAAACAAACATTAGAAGATTTGACAATATCGACAATTCCCAGTGGATGACGGTTCCTTTTGAAAGAACAAATGAAGGTTTTCTTCGCGGTCGCGCTATTGTTACTTCAATTGGTGTATTTACATACAAAAGAGCTGACGGAACAATTCAGCGTGAACTAAGGCTTCCCGAAGAAGTGTTTGCAGAAGGTACACTTAATTCAATGAAATTAAAGCCTGTTACTTTGAACCATCCCAGCGAACTTGTTACAAGCGACAATGCAAAATCACTTCAGGTTGGAAGTTTAGGTGACAATCCTTCATGGACTAAGGAATGGGAACATAGAAATTGGCAAGAAGTTACTGATGGAATAAATTGCGCTGTTGACATGATAATAACAAGGAAGGACGCAATTGAAGCCGTATTAAACGGCAAGCAGGCTCTTTCCATGGGTTATACCTGTGACTTGGAAATGGCTGAACCGAATGCCACTTGGTGCGGAGTTGAATATGATTTTATTCAGCGAAATATCAGATATAATCATTGTGCAATTGTTGATTCTGCAAGAGCAGGAGACAACGCAAAGATAGAACTTCGAGCGGACAGTGAAGATGCTGTCCTTGAAGATATGATAATCAAAACCGATGGAGGAAAATCTATGTTGAAGAAAATCAACTTGGACGGCATCGAGTATGAAGCAGAAGCTGAAGTAATTAAAGCTCTCAAAAAAGCTGATGAAAAAGCTAAACAGCTTGAAGAAGATGCTTGCGAAACAAAGAAATCGATGGACAAAAAAGTTGCTGACCTTGAAGATAAGGAAAAGGAACTTGAAAAACGCATTTCTGAGTTGGAAGCCGAAAGGGATTCTGCAAAGGAAAAGGCAGACAGCCTTGAAAAAGACCTTGAAAAAGCAAAGGCTGATTCAGCTGACCCAAAACGTCTTGATGAAGCAGTAAAGGCAAAAATGGAACTTCTTCAGAATGCAAAGAAAGCAAATGTTGAAGTAAAGAACGATATGTCCGACATGGACATTAAAAAGGCAATCATTACATCACAGTTCCCGAAGGCAAACTTTGACGGAAAGGATGATGTTTACATTCAGGCACGTTATGACAGCGCAATTGAAATGATAGTTGAAAAGAACGATTCAACTACAAGACAGTTCACTTCAGAACTACCGCCTGAGGTTCACGCTGATGAAAATGACGCTCGTGAAAAAATGATTCAGCGCATGAAGAATCACGGAAAGGAGGAATAAGATATGAATCTTTACGGAAAACTTTCAGATGAAAAAGCCATGTGCGGTATGCTGTATGGCGTAAATCCAAAGACAATAGTTTCCATTCCAGCTGGTGAAAACATTAGCTTCGGAAAGGGTGTCTTCTTGAACGGTGCAAAGACCGCCGTAATGGGTGGCAAGTATTCAAATCACGCTGTTGTTGATTTGTCTGCTTATACGACCGCAAGCAAGGACATCGCACTTACAATTAATGGAACTACCGTTACGGTAACAACAACCGCAACAATCGCAACAGATGTCGCTTCACTTGTTAGCGACATTAACAATGATGTTGACGGTGTGACAGCTGTTGCCGGAACAGGTGCGGACGCTGGTAAAATTAATCTTGCTTCTGATGACGGAAAAGAACTTACAATCGAACTCGTTTACGATGGTTCGGACGTTACTTCAAGCAAGGTAACAACCTCAAGCGATGGTGTTTATGCTGGAGTAGCTGTATTCCACCAGAACGCATTTATGAACTCTCGTGGTTGCTATGTAGCCAAGGAAGCTGTAAACGTAATGGAGAAGGGATATATTTGGGTTGCTCTTGCAAGCGGTGTAACACCAACAGCAGAAGCTTCTGCATACGTAACATCAGCCGGAACATTTACAACTGAATCAAGTGGCAACACACTTGTTGGAAAGTTCAAGTCCGGTTCTGAAACTGGTTCAAACAATGACGCTATTGCTCTTGTTTCACTTGACTAAGGGCAAAAGGAGATAAACGATGAAAACAGGAATTAACCCCATGCGCCTTGATTCAAATGAATCCGCATTTTTCAACCGTGAGCTTTTGTATGTAAAGACAAAGGCTTATGACGCAAAACTTGCTGAATTGAAAGGTCTTTCACTTATCCCAATTTCAACTGAAGCTGGAGCAGGTGTAAATGAAATTGCATTTCAGCAGTATCGTGGCGTTGGTTTTGCAAAAATCATTGCTGACTATGCAAAGGACTTTCCTCGTGTTGATGTTTACGGTGAAGAGAAATCCGTAAAGGTCAAGGGAATTGGTGACAGCTATGGCTACTCCATCACAGAAATTCGCCAGTCCCAGAGAGCGGGCAAGAATCTTGACCAGCGTAGAGCAATGACAGCTCGTAGGGCGCACGATGAACAGATGAACAGAATGTCATTGAAGTCCGATGCTGTAAACGGTACAAACGGACTTCTTGACTATCCTGGAATTACTGAAGTAACGCTTCAGGCAGATGGAACAGGTTCATCAAAAACTTGGGCAAGCAAAACAGCTGACCAGATTGTTCGTGACATTAACGACATGGTCAATGCTGTAATGGAACCAACATACGCTCGTGAAGTTCCTGATACGCTTCTTCTTCCAATTTCACAGTACAATGACATTGCTACTCGCCGTATTGGAGAAGCTGGTGAAAAAACATTGCTTAAATACATTCTTGAAAATTCACCATACATCAAGAAAATTGACTGGTTGAGTGAACTCAAGAATTTTGGTGCTGGCGGAACAAACCGTGCATTGATTGGACGTTTTGATGAAGAGCACATTACGCTTGAAATTCCTCAGCCGTTTGAGCAGTTCGAGCCACAGCAGGAAGGCATGGAATACACAATCCCATGTCATTCAGAGTGCGCTGGTACAATTATTTATTATCCGCTTGCTTTTGCTTTTGCTGATGGTATTTAATTTGTTGATGTAGTGAAATGCTTCCGGCTTGTAATATAGCCGGAAGCAATTTTTATAAAAGAATTAAACATAAGAAGGATGGAAATATTATGTTGATTAAGTATAGTCCAAAGATTGAACATTTGAAGTGTGTAGTGCTGACACCGTTAGAAGGTCTTACCCTTGAAAGAAACATGGTTCATTTGCTCCCAGGAACAAATGAAATTACTGACGATGAATGGAAAGCAATGAGGGGCAACATAGCTCCGGAACTTGAAGCTGGTGAAATTACAATACTTGCCCAGAAAGTGGGTGACGGACGTGGAAAGCCAGGCGGACGCAAAGCAAAAAATCTTGTTGATATGCCAGTAAACATTGCTGTTAAGTATGTTTCAGAATGCAACAATCCTGAAACGCTCCAGAAGTGGTACAAGGAAATTACAAAGGAAGAGGTTCGTCTTGCAATAACAAAGCGCATGAAGGCTCTTGAGGTTGAAACACCTGAAGATGAAATACCCGAAGCGCCAAACGCTTCACCAATGTCCCTTGATGAATTTGACAACGACAGCGAAGAGGAAGATTTGTTTGATGATGATTTTGGTGCTGATGCTGATGGTGAAAAAGATTTTTCAAAAATGAGTGTTAAGGAGCTCAAGGAAGAATGTGAAAAAATTGGCATTAAAGCTGACGGTTTGAAAAAGGAAGAGCTTGTTGAAGCTCTTGAAAATTCAAACAAGGAGTAAAACGTATGATGACTGTCGAGCAAACAATCCAAACTATCTGCCCTGAACTTGCGGATAGTCCATCCCTATCTCAATTTATTCAGATGGCGGTGGAAAGTTTGTCCGGCAGTTTTTTCGGCAAACTTTACAATCAGGCGGTTGCTTATAAGGCTTGCCACTTGTTCACCATAACAATCGGTGACAAAACAGGTGTTCATTCAATTGGTAGTGGTGGAAGCGTTACATCTTATCAGGAAGGTGGAATTAACATTGGCTTTTCTGCCAGTCAAAGTGACAGCGAGCTTGCTACTACACAATATGGCAGAATGCTTTTAGACCTTATGAAAAAAATGCCAAAAATGAACGTGAATAAAAATTGCGTTCCTTCGTTCCCTGTTATACTTTAATTAAAAGGAGGTTTTGAAATGCTGTTTTTCCCAAATGCCACAATTTATGTTTCAGACCTCAAGACAGTTAAGAATGATGAAGGAACAAAAATAAAAACTTTTGATTTTGAAAATGCGCTTGAAAGTTTTAGGTGTGATGTTCAGCCTAATACATTGACTTCTTCACAGGTTGAATTATATGGGTTGGACGCTAAGACAGCAAATACAAAGAAATGTTTTACCAACATGGAAAGTGGAAGTTCCATGGTTTTGGGGAACAGAGCTAAAGTTGAATATGATGATGGTAGTGTTGAATATTACAATATTCAGCCTGTTAATAAATGGAGATTTCACAAGGAATTTCTTTTGATACCAGTGGAGAATGAAAGTGCCTAAGAACGTTACTCCTGAACAGTTTGCAAAAATACTCGAAGACAAAAAGAAGGCATTAATACCAGCATTGGAAAAAACGACTGGTCTTTGCTGTAAAAAAATTGCAAGCGACATTCAGGAAAGCATGGCAAAAACTTCACGCAACATGGAACGCTCATATTATACAAACAACAAAAATATCGCACATCACCCATCACTTCCAGGAAATCCACCAGCTCCTGACACTGGTAATTTAAGGAATAGTATCAGATGGGAAGTTAGCAGTGAAAAAGAAATTGTTACTGGTAGGGTTGGAAGCACACAAAAAGAACCACCATACGGAGCCTATCTTGAATTTGGAACCAGCGTTATAGCTCCCAGACCGTGGTTGAGACCAGCGATGAGGAACAATGAAAATTTTATAAAAAAGAATGTTTCTTCTACTGTGAAAAAAATTCTTGAAGGAGTTGAATGATGGTAAACGCTAAAAAAATATATTCACAACTCCTAAGCAATGCACGGATTTTGGAAATAGTTTCTGAGGAAAATATTTTCAATTCATACCCTAGTTTAATTTCTCAATTTCCGTGTATAATATTTTTGGATGAAAACCAAAATGATATTGAGTATGCTGACAATAAATCGTTAGCAACAAGATGCTCAGTTTCAATACACGTGTTTTCAAAAAAGATAGACGGTTATCCAACTACTTCAGAAATAGCTTTAGCTATAACTGAAGTTATGAATAATGACTTTTGGAATTGTTCTTCAAATGGTGAAGTTTCAGACCCTCAGCAGGATGTTGAACATAGAGTTTTAAATTTTAACAAATCAATTTTATATTGATATAAATATTTTTGGAGGAAAAAGATTATGTCAAATGAAGCCCCTAAAATTGGTCTTGACAACGTTGTTATTGCAGAAGTTCTTTCTGATGATAGCAACGGAATTGTCTATGGTGAAGTTATACCTCTCAAAGGTGCTGTTAATGCAACCGTTAATCCGAATTCGGACGTTGCAACAGACTTCGCTGACAACGGTGCATTCTTTGCTTCTAACAACCGTGGCAACTCAGAACTTTCACTCGAAATGATTGACGTTGACCCAGCTGTTCTCGCAAAGATGCTTGGAATGAAACGTGCAAACGGAATCACACGTGAAACAGGTATGGACCAGTCACCATATTTTGCATTCGGTTTCCGTGTATGGATTGCAGGCACTGACGCTGAAGGCAAAAACCGCTATCAGCTTGTCTGGTATGCAAAGGGCAAGTTCAGCGTTCCGGAAACAGGTGGTGAAACAAAGCGTGATTCACTTGACTTCCGCCACTTGAACATGAGCGGTCAGTTTGTTGCAACTCAGTTCGTTCCCGAAGGTGAAGACACTGGAACAATTTGTATGCACTGTAGAACGGATGATGCTGATGTAAGTCAGGCAACCGTTACAAACTGGTTCAATCAGCCAATAGTTTCACTTGCGGTTGATACTGGAGCAGTAACTTTGACAGCTGAATTGCGTGACACACCGTATAACGACCTCGTTATCACAGGTTCTAAGGCTGGTGGAAGTTCATTTAACTTTGCTTCAAGTAGTGTTAAGCTCAATGAAACTGTCATTGTTGCTGATGAAAACGGAGCTCCAATCAAGGGTTCACTTGTTATCGGTTCCGCTGGTGTTTCACCGACAATAACATTCACACCTGAAGACGGCGAGAATCCAATTAAAACCGTCGCAGTAACGGCAGGAGTGAAGGACACATTTGGGGTCAGCGTAACACCTCTTTCATTGAAAGTGAGCGTGTAATTTTTTGAATAACACCGTTTCATAATTAATTGTGGAGCGGTGTTTTTATAAATATTTTTTATACAAGAAGGATGGTAATTGTATGAGCAAAGAAACAAATGAAAAGGTAAACGAAGAATTGGAAAAGGTAATTCCCAACAAGTTTGAAATTGAGCTCAAGGGAATTAAAAGGGAAATTAAGTTCGGAAACCTTGCGCTTGCAAAAATTGAACGCAAGTACGGAAGCGTGACAAACTTTAAGTCACTTCAGAAGGACATGGAAAACAAGCCAATGGATACTCTTCCTTGGCTTCTTTCAATTTGTATTAAAGACAAGAAGGACATTGGTGAAAGCGTTGACGATATGCTTAATGCACTTGACGACAGCGATATTCCCATTACCGACGTTTCGGAAATTCTTTCAAGCGCAATGAACAGCGCAATGAGCAACCTGAACGAAAGCAAAAAAAAAGTAAGCAAGGAGACGGAGGAGAAGGAAACGACCTAATTCCTTGGACTTACTTGCTGACTGAAGCTATAACAACACTTGGCAAAAGTGAAGAATGGTTTTGGGATTCCGAACTTCGTATAGTTTGGAATCTCATTATGGAAAAAAGAAGGCTTGATGAAATACGCATGAAAAATCAAGCCATTTACATTGCGTCTTATGTATGGGGTCACGAGCCTGATGAAGAGGAAGAAGAAAAGGAAGTTGCTGGTCGTGATAAGCCAATAGACGAAGGTATGTTGAGAGGTTTGTTCTAATGGCGGATGAATATTCCATTAACGCTGAAATAAAATTAAATTCCAATAATTTTTCAAAAGGAATAGACAACTGTTCAAAATCGTTGGACGGAATTGGCAAGACCTTAAACAACTCAACAAAAAAAATGTCATCCGGCTTGAAAAGTTGGGGTGTTGACTTCAGCAAGTTTTTTGGAAAGGGAAGTGAAATTCTTAAAGGTTTTGGATTGGATGTTGACCAGCTTGCTTCAAAACTTGGACCGAAAGGAAAATTAGTTCTTGCATTGGTTGCTCTTGGTGGAGCATTTGTTAAATTGGGACAGCAGATAAATCAAGCCGTTGGTGAAATTGCAAAAGGAACAGGCGCAACAGGGGAAGCCCTCAAAGGTCTTGAGCAAAGTTTCAAGAATGTTTTGACAGGCGGTGTCCGCTCAAGTATGCAAGAAGTCGGAACAATGGTTGCCGAAATAAATACAAGGTTCGGTTCTACTGGGAAGGAACTTGAAGGGCTTACCGAAAAGTTCGATATGTTTGCAACAGTCACAGGTGTTAATGGAAAGGAAGCGATAGATGACGTTGCTGATGTAATGAAAAAATGGGGTATCAACAATGAAGATACTGGCAAACTTTTAGACCAGCTAACAAAAGCAAGTCAGGATTCTGGAATATCAGTTAAGACATTAACCGCAACTTTGAAACAGGGAAGAACCGTGTTCAGTCAGTTTGGCATGAGCACTACAAAGTCAATTGCATTCCTTGAAAGTATGTCAAAAGCTGGGGTTAATGTTGAAAGCGCAATGATGGGAATGAGGGTTGCTCTTGCAAAGTTTACAAAAGAAGGAAAGAACGCTCAAACCGCATTTGCTGAAATAGGAGACGCAATTAAAAACGCAACTTCCGATTCAGAGGCACTTAAAATCGCAATAGAAACTTTCGGGGATAGAGCTGGCCCCGAAATGATAAATGTTTTCCGAAACGGTGCTATGAGTGTTGAAGAGTTTGAAGAAGCTCTGAAAAATGCTGGCGGTGTTCTTGAAGAAACTGAAAAGAACACAAGAACAAGCAAGGAAGCATTCAAGGAATTCAAGGATTCAATAGTGGCAATGATTGGCGGTGTTGCTCAAGGTCTTGAAAAACTGTTTAGGGATTTAATCGACATCATAACGGACATTGTAAGGGGTTTAACACCTGTTATTCAGCCAGTAGCCGAAATGATTGGTGAAGAATTTTCCACTATCGGGAACATGATTAGAACACTAGTTGAAAATTTAATTGCTCTTAAACAAAGATTTTCAACTACATGGGATATTCTTGTTAAAGTATTAAATAATTCATATAAAATAATGCATCGTGTCTTGTCAAACATACAAGCTATTTTTGCAAACGAATTTGGATTTATTTTTGCGTTATTGGATAAAGAATGGGCTCTTGCTTGGGAATATGCAAAAAATTCATTCTTAAGATTTGGTGATACTATCATATATGGAGCCACACAAATTATTAAATTGCTCGGTCCATTGCTTAATAAGTTGCTTGAGGGTTTCAATAAGTTTGTTGACATTTGGAACTGGATTCAGGACAAACTTGGTGGAACGAAGTCAAAAAAGTTTTCACTAATAGATGATAGTTTTGACTTAGGTGAAAGCTCTGGACTAACAAAGGCACTTGAAGAAAGTAACAAAAAAATAGCTGATCTTAGTGGCAAAACAAAAAAGCAAATGATTGGAACATTGGGTGAGGTTAAAAATGTTTCAACAAGCGTTGCTTCTGCTGTTCAGTCAAGTGCGGAAAAAACCGCAAGCACAATTTCAAAATGGGATGAAAAATTAAGGAACCAGCAAATCCAAAGGCTTGAAGGTGAAAGGGATTTAGCGGTTGACCGTGCTAAAAACGAAAAGAAAAGTGAAGACGAAATACTTGCTATTAAGGAACAGTACAATGAAAAAATAAGAGCGTTGAAGGAAGAAGCAATTCGTGATGAAATGAATGCTGAATTGAAGAACGCAAAAAATTCTGAGGAATCAGCAAAAATACAAACATACTATCTCAATGAAATTGCAAAACTTTATGATGACGTTGCTGAAAAAACGGAAGCTTCTTCAAAGAAGCGTTCACAATGGGATTCAAAGTTGCTTGCCCAAAACATAGCGTTGCTTGAAGCTGAAGAAAATGAAAGTGCAAAAAGAGCTGAAAACGAAGGAAAGACAGAAGCCCAGATTTTTGCAATGAGAAAAGATTATGGTGAAAAAATAATTGCACTCAAGAAGGAACAAATTGAGGCGCAAAGGCAAGCTGACCTTGAAGGGGTAAACGACCCTGAAGAAATTGCAAAAGTAAACCTTTATTATCAAAACGAAATTACAAAAATGACTAAGGGGGAAAATGAAAAAAGAAAAGCGTCCAACGAAAAGACACTTAAAGACATGGTGAAAGATATTGGCAAGTTTGCGAAAAATGCCATGCAGGTATTCAAAAGCATTGGTGACACATTTGGAAAAATATGGAGTGGGATAAAATCACTTGCTGTAAATGTTGTAAAAGGTCTGGGTAGTTCGTTTAAGAACATAAAGAATTTTATGGACACTTTGTTTAACCTAGACCCCACTGAAACGCTGACTAAAATGCTTGAATATGAAGACAAAGTTTTAACATTCTTTGTTTCAGGTGTCCATAAAATTCCCAATTTCGTTGAACAGGCATTGAGCTCAATTTCAGTGTTGATGGACAAACTTTTTGAAAACATCGACATGGAACGAATAGGAAACATCATACAAAGTGTCATTGAATCATTTGTGAAGTATGCTCCAAAAATTGCGGTTCAAGTTGCTCAATTATTTACTCAAATAATTCAAACAGCAGTTAAAACAATCGTTGATAATATGGACTCTATTGTTGATGCGTTTGGAAAAATATTTATGGCAATTCTCGACAACTTGCCAACGATATTGAGAATGTTTGTCACCGCAATATTTTCATTCATTAAAAACATTGGTGAATACATAAACGCAAACGCTGACCAGATTGTTCAGGACTTGGTTGATTTGGTTACTGGTATTGTTCAGGCGTTAATTGATTTTATAACGACAGGTGGATGGAAAACTTTGCTTGACGCTATTGTAAACATTATTAAAGCTGTAAACAAAGCAATAACAGACAGCATCCCACTTACAGTTGATGCGATTATAGCTATGCTTCCTGATTTGATTGACGCTATAATTAAAATAATTGTCGACATAAACAAGTCCTCCAAAAAAATAATGAAGCCCATTATGAAATTAATTGTTGCTATCATAAAAGCAATAATAACAATTATTACAAATGAAGAAGTTATTCAGTCAGTTCTCGAAGCGTTCGTTGCATTGATTGAAGCCGTATTAACCGAACTTCTTCCGGAACTTCCAAAAATTGTTTGGCAGTTGGTAAAAGGTCTTGTAAACGCATTCCTTCACATTAATTGGAGTTCGCTTGTTAAGCAAATATTCAAGGCATTTATCAACGGAATAAAAAAATTGTTTGGCATTCATTCACCTTCAACTTTGTTTGAATCTTTTGGAAAAATGATGGTTCAAGGATTAGTTAATGGGTTGAAAAATATATGGGGGAAAGTTGGCAGTATTTTCAGTGGTTTTGTTTCAAAAATAAAGAACGTGTTTTCAAACATAAAGGACGCTATTGGGAATGCAATGAGCGGAGCATTCGACAAGGTTCAGGAATGGGTTGGAAAGATTGGTGACGCGCTTGGAAATATTGGTGGTGGAATTAGAGGTATTGTTGAAAGTATTGGCGGAAAGGTGAAAAGCATTGGAAGCAAGATTGGAAGCGGTGTAAAAAGTGTGGCTAAAAAATTAAAGTTCTGGGCAACTGGCACTCCGTCCGCTCCGGCTGGACTTTCCGTTGTTGGTGAACGTGGTCCGGAACTTGTCAATTTCCGTGGCGGTGAACAGGTTGTGAACGCTGAAAATACTAGAAAGATGCTTGCTGGTGGAAACAATACTTCCAATACTTTCAGCATGGTGTTTAACAATACGCCAAAGACAACAGCGTTTGAAATGATGAGGGAAGTTAAGAAATACAGTAGGCAGTTAGCCTTCAATGGAGTTCTATAATGCAGAAACTGATTTTTACAAACAGCAAAAATAAATCAATAGACTTGACCTCAGCTCCTTTTGGAATTGTTGAATGGGAAGGATTTTCAAACGTTGAAATGGAAGTTCAATCACAAACTGTTCCATTCGTTGACGGAAGCATTTATATTGACAACCTGTTGAACGACAGGCAAATGACCGTCATGGTTGCTATTGAAGACAACGGAAACTTGAAAAAAAGGTATGAGCTAAGACGTGAACTTATAAGGATTCTCAACCCTAAGTTCGGTGAAGGTGTACTAAGATATAAAAACAATTATCTTGAGAAGCAAATAAAATGTATTGCTGATTCACCCATGTTTGAGAATCATAACAGTAATGATTTAGGAACCGTTAAGGCAAGCATAACATTTACAGCCTGTCAACCGTATTGGGAAGACCTTGAAGACACCATTACTTTTCTTTCATTGACTGAACAGCCAGTAATAACAAATGAAGGGGATGTCGCTTCACAAGTAAGAATTGATGTTGAAGGTCAAAGTACAAACGTCAGAATTAAAAACGTCACAACAGGTTCACAAATCGGTCTTTCTGGATTTGTAAGTCAGCCAGTAAAAATATCAACTGAATTTGGAAACAAAAGCGTAAAAGGCTCCGTTATGAACTGGAGAAATGTTTTTGGCGGTGAATTAAAGGATATTGCAAACGCCGGTGAAGTTGCGGTCATTGTTGGTTCCGATGGGGCGATATTGAGAAGTGAAGATGGAATAAATTGGTTCAGCCAAATCAGCAACACTGTTGAAAATTTAAATTGCGTTGACTTTTCGTTTGCGTTCAATATGTTTGTTGCTGGCGGTGCTGATGGAACCGTTCTTTATTCAGAAGATGGAAAAGAATGGCATAACGGAACAAACACATCAAATGAAAACATTAACGCAATGGCTCATTCCAATACGAGGATTATCGCTGTTGGAGATAACGGAACTATTTTAACAAGCACTGATGGAATGAGTTTTGTTGCTATGGAAAACCCCACTTCCAAAAATCTTTATGACGTTATTTATAATGACGTTACTTTTGTTGCAACAGGTGCAAACGGAACAATTTTGACAAGCACTGATGGGCTGACTTGGACATCACAGACAAGCGGAACAACCTATTCAATTCGTTCAATAGCGTATAACGACAACACGAATGAATTTTTGGCAGTAGGAAATGAAGGTTTAATGATTAAAAGTACAAATCTTCAAGATTGGACCGCATTAACTCCTTTGGCGTATCTTACATTGAATAGTGTAATTTACAATGACAGTTTCAATTCTTTTGTTATTGCTGGTGATTACGGAACAATTATAACAGGTCTTGATGAATTCAGTAGAATTACACTTAATGACGATGAAAAAGAAATAATGTTCGTTGGATTTGTTAAGGAATACACCTCAATGTTTATTGGTGGAGCTGGTGTTCTTTACAGTTCAAGCAATGCTGAAGACTGGCTAAATATTCTTAACCTTATTGATTCTCAATTACATGATGTTGTTTACATTAATGATTTTGAACTTTACATTGCGACAAGTTCAAGCGGAAAAATAATTACCAGTGAGGACGGAGATGTTTGGCAAGTTGTAGACATTGGAATTAATGTTAATTTATTTAGTTTAACGTATAACCCCAACAGCAGAACTTTGATTGGAGTTGGAACTGGTGGAACAATAGTCAGAAGTTTTGATGGACGTACTTGGGAAATTGTTGTCAATGGTGTTGCGCCTTATAAATACTTTCTTTTAACTGGTGATTATGAATATTTGCTAATTGATGATGACAGCAAACTTATAATCGCACAAAATGATGAAACAGGTTCTTTATATAATGTTTGTTATTGCGAAACTCAAAACATTTATGTTGCTGTCGGTTATAACGGAAAAATAATTACCAGTAGGGATGGAAGCAACTGGAGCGAAAGGGCAAGCGGAACAACTGAATCTTTGAATGATGTAATCGAAAGAGATGGAATTATAGTTGCGGTTGGCAACAATGGAACTATTGTTTACAGTACGGATGGAATAAATTGGATTGTAGCTAGTTCACCAACAAATGAAAATTTAAATGGTGTTTGTTCAAGCATGGTTTCAAAAATAAAATTCCTTGCCGTTGGAAATAATGGGACAGTCCTAACTTCAGCTAATGGCAAGGACTGGAGACAGTTTAATTCCGGAATTAACGTAAACTTGAATTCCGTGTGCTATTCTGAATATTTTTCTCAATTTGTTGCGGTTGGCAACAATGGAACTATTGCTACCAGTGTAAATGGAAAAACATGGAATGAAAGTGCAAGCGGAACAAGTCAAAGTTATGAGAGTATTGTTTTTTCTAGCACACTTAACAAATTCATTGCGGTAGGAAGCAAGGGTGTAATCATGAATTCCTACATTTCAGAAGAACAAAACCTGATAAACAGGTTGTCGCCAAATTCAGACATTAATTTCAATCTTGAAGTTGGTGAAAATATCTTGCGTGTTTCTTGTGAGGACGGAAGCCCCAGAATCACAATTAAATTCAAAAATAAATATATCGGGGTATAACGGAAATGAACAACAGACCTTTTGTTTACCTTTATGAATGGAAAAATTCACAGTTTCAACAAATTGCCGTTATAGATGACTATGAGGATGTTTCTTGGGAAACTAGGCTTTATGAAGCTGGCACTTTTACTGTTCAAATTAATTTTAATTTGCCTAATGCGAGTTTGCTTCAAAAAGGTTTGTTTATCAGGTTAGGGAATGACCCATACAAATTCGGCGAAATAAACAACATTGAAAACACCCTTGGGAATGCTGGGAAAGGTGAACAATATAAAATTGCAACAGGTTTTGACATCAGGTATATTTTCCATAAACGCATTATTAAAAATCTCAACTCATCTGAATCATGGACATATTCTGGAGCTGGTGAACTTTGCATGAGGAAACTAATTTCCTCCCAATGCGGTGAAGATGAAATTGACACAAAAAGAAAACTTCCAATTTCAAATTCAATTCCTCTTGTTGGTGTTGGTGCTTCATACGTTGTAAATGAAGCATATTCCAATCTTTATGACGTTCTTGTTACTATTGCAACACAAACTCAAATTGGATGGAGAATATATTTTAGCGGAACACTTGAGCTTGAAGTTTTTCTTGGTGCTAATAGAAGCAATTATATTCGGTTTGACACCACAATGCAAACATTGGACAGCGGTTCATTTACGGACAGCAATGATGAATTCACAAATGCGGTTTACATTGGCGGAAAGGGAAACGGAACCGACAAGGACATTTATGAAGGTGAGGAAGAAGGTGCTGAAGGTTTGTTCAGAAGCGAATCTTGGGTTGACAAGGAAGATTTGACCAACGAGGAACAGTATAGGGTTGAAGCAATGAACATTCTTCGCCAATACTCACAAACAATATCTATCAATGGAAAAGGCTTGCAAAAATCACCGTATGTCTTTGACGAGGATTTTTTTGTTGGTGATATTGTCACCTTCTCATTTTCCGGAATAACAGCAAGTGTTCCTGTTTTGAGCGTTACCCAGCATTGGAGCAAGGGTGAATTTGACGAGGACATGGAAATTGGAAAACCCTTGTCTGACGTCAAGAGACAGTTGTCATTAATGCTTAAAAAAATTCAGTCAGCTAGTTCTTCCATAGCTTCAAAAACAACCAGTTCGACAATATGGTATGACATTCCGGTTGACAGGGAAATGAAGTCAGATGAAGTTGTTTATGACGTTATTGGATTTTATGATAATGTTGGCACTGGTGAAACTTTCAAACTTTATTTTGACACAAACGGAACAGGAAGTAAAATTTATCATGTGTACTTGAGGGATTTGCAGGGAACAGGCAAACTTACATTGACAACAGGAATAAGCGGTGCTCAAGACTTGTTGCTTGATGGTGGGACATACGTTACAATAATCTACGTTGATAACGAAGGAAATATTAGTACAATAGCATAATTTAGGAGGAAAAATTATGGCAGACAGAAGAATTGACCAATTAACACAAAGTGAAAGTGTAAATGATGATGATTTGTTTGTTATTTGGAAAAGAGACATTTCGCAAACACGTTCATTGAAAATGGAGAGCATAATGCCTGTCGGAGCTTTAATTCCATTTTATTCGAATATAGCCCCTGAAGGATGGTTAATGTGTGATGGAACGGATACAACAGGAACATCAAATGAATTGATGTTGTATCACCCTAAACTTTATGAAATTCTCGGCAATTCAAACGTATTGCCTGACTTGCGTGAATGCGTTCTTGTCGGAGCTGGTCAATCTACACGTGCTATCCTTGACGAAACAGGGCATTCTCACGATGTCTACACCCTTGGTGAGTTCAAAGATGACCAGATACAGAATATTACTGCAGAAACATCTAGTGGTACCTTTGTAGGTGACCCTGCTGTAACGCAGTCGACAGGAGCATTCAGACACAGTACGGGGACTAAAAACCGTTCTATAAGCTCTGGCTCATCCGCAGGATGGCTTGATATTACTTTCGATGCTTCTCGTGTTGCTCGTGCTGGAACTACCACTCACGGAAAACAGCTTGGAGTAAACTTCATAATCAAATGCTAGCGCTTTGATGTAAAAATTCACCATCGTTGCAAAAGCAAGGATATCCTTCTTCTATTGGTTGTGATATTCCTTGCCATGCAACAGCGTTCAGTTCTTCATCTTGTATTGTAAAGAATTTCTTTTCTTTAATGTTGTAATAACCAGTCACCAATTGATGATAAAAAACATCTTCGTTTTTGTATTTCTTCAGCACTTGAATTAAAATTGTTTCTTGTGTTTTTGGGAAAACATTATCTTTTACAAAATGCCATTCATTTTCCACTTGTATTTTACAACCCATTAAACACGGTAATTTGCTTCCCATGAAAAGATTTTTTCCAAAAATATTCATAAAATTATGAATTTGGAATTTTGAATAGCCTTCCTTATCAATTTCAAGAGCAGGTGCTTCACAATCAAAATTAGCATAATGTTTTTCATAAATACTTTTGCCTTCTTCTGTAAGTTTTACTTTAATACAGTAATTAAAATTAGTGTTCTTATATTCTTTCATTTTATTCAACCTCATAATTTTTATATACATTCAATCTACAATCACCATCAAATTCAAAGAATTTGTATGGTCGTTCAACAACAGAGCCATTTATATTGAAACCAATAGTTTTTCTGTATTTGTCATAAATAAAAGGTACATTAGCAATAACTTGAACAGGTTCATTCTTTGGGTCTGATTTTTTGTTGTAAATAAATACAGTCATATTTTACTCCTTAATGATAGTATAGTACACGTCATAATCCTTGCCATATTCAGCACGTTTTTTGTTCGCTTCATCCCGACACAAATCACCGTTGCTGTATGGCTTGGACACATACACGTCCTTAAAAAATTCAGTTTTCTTGCACACGTGAAAAATAAATCTCAAATTGTCCATGCTATTAATAATCCTATGCTAAAAAGCAAATATGAAATTCCTCCGCAATATCTACCATATACACATATTATAGGAATAAACCAGCATAAAAAGCTAAATTTAACTATACAAAATACTATATAAATATTAAAAAAAAATAAAATAATTTATAAAAGGTACTTGACATAAAATAAAAATTACTGTAATATATAAGTGTAGACTAAATAAAGCAAGCAACAAAACAAACAGCTTGCGAGGAGAACTACTATGGAAAATATGGTTGTAAATATGGACGGATGGTTTGGCAAAGTTATTGATTATAAAACTGGTAAAAAATCCAGTTTGTGTCCTGGCTGTAATATGATTAAAGTTGAAATTTTGGGTTATACGGAACTACTAGAAAGTGACCCATTTAATGAATTTACAAAACGCGACTATCCTATTGGTAACATAATTCTTGCAAATGAGCGTCAGTTTAAACCATATCCCGAATATGTTGGTTTCAAATGCGCTGAATGGGTTAAAGCATAATAAGGAGGCAAATTATGAAAACTAACAGGGAACATTTGATTGAAATGCTTTTTCAGCACTGTCCGGGCAACATCACAAAACAGGTTGTTGAGGAATACTTTAAAATTATCAACAAATACGATTGGGCAGTATTTTGTTCACAAATGGGTGACTACGACCATCCTGGTGAACGCATACACGCAAAGGAAGTGATGGAAAAGGAACTTGAGGAATTTAAGCATCCTTTTGGAACCGTGTGCTATACCAATATTGAAGTTGCAGAGCACGTGATTAGAAACCTAACAATGGACATTTATCCAGCGCATAATTTTTATCACCAGCATTTTCACAACCTTGAAAAAGAATTTGTAGGTTTTTAAATAAAAAACAAGTGGGAAGTTATATTTTCCACTTGTTTTTTGTATACTGATATATTAAAAATATGAGGGTGTTATTACAGCTATACAATTATATTTATATATAAATTTAAATAATATTTTACTACGTAAAATATTATTTATAGCGTTTTTACGCAAACATAATATTTTTTAATTTTTTTAACATGGGATATTTATTTTTGTTCCTATAATAAAAACATACCACTTTACAAACTAACTAAAAAATGTTATTGTTTGCAAAGTTAGGTTAGAGGAATAAATAATAATCAGCTTCATTATTTATTCCTTTAATAGGAATTTCAAAGCTGTTAATCGTTTGCGGAGCTGAACCCCGAAAGGGGTGCGAACGGTTGACAGCTTTTTTATTTTCACAGGTATAAAAATGAATGGTGTGACAGCAAAATATTTCTCCAGTAAGTTTGTAATTGAAAACAAATTAACTTTAGCTGATGTTGCGTTGCTTGAGTATCTTTACAGCTGGATTCTTTCAGAAACTCCACCGGACGTTAAACTTTATGGCATTAAAAAAGCGTTTTGGATTTCACAATCCAAAATAGCGCAAGACTTTGAAGGGTTAATGGTTCAGGCTGTTGTTTCACAGCGGTTTAGAAAATTTGAGCGCATCGGGTTAATTGAAAAAAAGTTTATTGAAGACTATTACTGTTTTAGGGTGTGTTTTAACTGGAAAAAGGTTTTGGAATCCCTTGCTCCCCAGGAATGGCTGAAAGAATTAAATATGAAGTTTGCGCTAAACTGGTTTGAAAAAATATTTAGCTATATGCAAGAGGAACAAAGTGAGGAAGCTAAAAGACATGAAGAGTGGCAGAAAAAACCAGCGCACGAAATTATCAACGGTTTTATTGAAGAGGAAAGGGAACAGAAAAAAAAGTATATAGAAAAAATTGGTGTTGAAGCGTTTGAGGAGGAGGAACGCAAGTTCAAGGCAAAAAAACAAAAGGCATTTCTTCTGGATATACCTGTTGACCGTGTTTTGGATGATGGTGAAAAATTGCCTTATTGCAAGCAGTCGGACGCAATAGCAAAAAAAGTTCTTTGGAAATATGGTCTTTATTTTCAAAACAGGGTTCCAAAAGAAGGTGAAAAGCCGACAAAAACATATATTAAGCTATGTCATAAAATTGAAGACATTTACAACGGTCGTTTCACCAGCTCACGCTATTACAATTTCAATGAAAAGGTTTTTTCAAACAAGCAATTTGAAACGGACGGTTGGCGTGAAAAAATAAATGCTGTAAAGGGTGATTGGAAAAAAGTTAAAAGGTTAATTTTTAACGCTTGTGAAAACTTTGCCCTCATGTATGACGAAAACAGAATGCCATTCAATAAGAATTTCTTAACTACCAGCTTAAATGACTGGTTCTTCAGTGACAACCCAACAAGCAAAGGACAAAGTCAATTTATACAGTCGTTAAATGAGCCAATGGTTCAAGGTCAAAAACTTGATAGGGAAGGCGGACAAAGAATAGCAAATAAAATAAAGCAAAAATCGCCAGTTGCTTATGAATCAGGGCATGAATTAAATGAATTGTTACCTGTTAATGCGAGTGAAAGTGTTGCGTGGCGCTACATCAAGAATATTATAAATTGGGGCAAACTTTTGTATGAGTTTGAACCAAACGCAAAATATTTTCTGGAGTGTGAAATTAACGGTGAACTTGAAAGCGGTGCAAAAGTTTTACCAGCATTGTTTGCACGGTATTTGAAGGAAAATAAAATCAGTGTTTCGCTTGGTACTTTGGACATTGAAAAAAGCGTTGACAACAACGCTCCGTGGCGGTGGTTTATTGAGGACGCTTGCAGAAAACATGAAATGAACATGGATTTTGTTCAGTGTTTTAATGCAAGTGATTTTTATGATGCTTGTAAGATGACTGGAAATATCGTTGATGATGTTGAGATACCAGTATTCTAATTATTCGTGGTGAAATCAAATGGTAGTTGAAGAGTTTGAAGAAATAAAAAAGCTAAAGGAACTTTCAAAAAAGTACAAAGGGAGCCGTTGTTCCCAATACTGTTCTATATGGAACAGTGAGGATAAGGACTGCGAAATAATGGGAAGTTATCATTTGTCTCCGTCAAGATGCAGGTGGTTTCTTATGCAGGAATTAAGAAGGGAAGAGGATAAGGGAATATGACGAAGACGGTGAAGGAAAATAACCTGGACAAGCTGACGGATGACGTGATGAATGACTGGAAGGAAATGGAGGATGTAGAAAATGACAGTAGTTTGTAAAATGAACGAAGATGAACAAAGAAAAGATATGTTGGTGAGGCATGGTTATTTTACGGTGAACAAACTTATTGAGAAATTGCAGGAATTGAAAGATAAAGGTTTTGGGAATGAGCTTGTTGGAAGTGACTGTGAACATTATAAATTCTGTGAATATGACCCGATGCTTAAATATGTAATTGTTGAATAGTTCCTATAATATTGTAGTAGGTTTGTATGAAACGAGAAAAATTAAATACGCTTTCCGAGCGTGACCTGTTGATAGGTTTAATTACTTCAGAAAAGTTTTGTCGCGAAATTAGTCCAATATTAAATCCTCGTTTGCTTGAAATTGAATATGCGCGAATTGTTGCTGGTTGGATAAAAGAATTTTATGTTAATTTCAAAAAGGCTCCCGGCAAGGACATTTTGAAATTATACCGTGCTAAATGTGAAACTATTACCGATGAAGATTTGCAGGATAATGTTTTAACTTTTGTTGAAAAGGTTTGCAAGGATTATGACAACATAGAAAAGTTCAACGATGAATTTGCACTCCAGCAAGCTATCGAATATTTGAAAGCTAGAAGTTTGAAAAACCTTGCTGAAGATGTTGACGCATATTTAACCAGCGGTGAAATTAGCAAGGCAGAAAATGCAATTACGAAATATAAAAACGTTGAAAAGAGTAGTGGTGAAGCTGTGAGTTTGTTGCATAATTTTGAAGCTGTTGTAAACAGTTTTACGCAAGAAGACGAACTGTTGTTTCAATTTCCTGGTGCTTATGGTGCAATAGTTGGCAAGGTACACCGCGAAGATTTCATTAGTTATTTAGCTCCAATGAAAAGGGGTAAAACGTTCGCATTGATTGACGCTGGTGTTGAAGCTGTTAAAAACAGTTTGAAGGTCTTGCACGTGTCACTTGAAATGAGCGAACACCAAATGTCGAAACGCTATTGGACAGCGTTGAGCGGACAGTTGAATGAGGATAATAACGAAATAAATTATTCTTATTTTGAAAAATCGGAAGACGGTGAAAAATGGGAAATTAAACACAAAACAATAGCACGAAAGGGAGTTTCAATATCCCAAATTGAAAGCAAGCAAAAAAATCTCAGGCGGTTGTTTAGGGGTGGTGATATTAGAATATTAGCTGTTCCGGCTTATAGTTTGAGCGTTGAAGCGTTAGAAGCAAAATTGGACAAGTTAGCTCAACAGGAGCAATATGTTCCGGACGTTATTATTGTTGACTATGCAGATATAATGGCTCCCAGCGATAAGGGTGATTATAGAAATCAGCTTGACGGAATATGGAAGCGGTTGAGGGGACTTGCACAAAGCAGAAAAGCCGTTGTTTTTACAGCAAGCCAGTCGGGAAGACAAAGTATAAATAAAAATGCCGATTCAAAGGACATAGCGGAAGACATCCGTAAACTTGCACACATTACAAGCATGGTTGCATTAAACCAAACAACGGAAGAAAAGAAAGATGGTGTGTTGCGCTTGCGACAGTTGGCAATCCGTGAAGGTGAAGCAGAATTTCGTGAAGCTGTTTGCACACAATGTCTTTCCATTGGACGTATTGTTACCGACAGTCATTTTGACAATGAAGTTATTTTGGAAGAAAAAAATAGTGAAACTACCAGCAAAAGAAAAAAGAGGGTGTGAATGGTTTTGCGCTTTAATCCTATAATATATATGTATGATACGAAAGATAAAAATAAGAAATATTCAAAGTCACAAAGACACTACACTGGAATTTAGTTCTGGAATAAATGCTATTGTTGGCAGTTCAAACAATGGCAAGTCCGCAATTTTAAGAGCGTTGTATTGGTTGCGCTATAACCGTCCATTGGGAACTGACACCTTGTTAAGTCATTGGGCGTTTGACAAGAAGGGGAACCAAATCGAAGAAATGTCAGTTACCGTTGAAAATGACAATGGTATTGTGAAAAGAGTAAGAACCAAAACAGAGAACAAATATATTGTTAATGAACATGAACTAAATGTTGTTAAAACTGATGTTCCAGAAGAAGTTGAAGGTTTGCTAAAATTAAGTGATACAAACATACAAAAGCAACAGGACGCTCCTTTTCTTTTGTCCCTTAGTGGTGGACAGGTTGCACAATATTTCAATAAAACTGTTCGCCTTGACGTTATAGACAAGGTGCTTTCAAACGCTGAAAGCAAGAGGAGAAAAGCGTCACAGGAATTAAAGCAAACCGAAGAATTGTTAAATGGTTTTGAACAAAGGAAAAATGAATATTGTTGGTTGAATGCTGTTGAGAAATTAATTGCTAAATACGACAATATTACAAGCAAGAAAAATAAAAATGAAAATGAAATTATTTTGTTGAAACAGCAATTTGATGATTATGCAACTTGTTCAAATGCGGTGTCAAAATATAATTCCGTTTTTGATGCAAAAAAACTTGTTAATGAATTTGAGCAACAGCAGAAGATATTAGCTGGAATTGCTGTTAGAAAGAATGTTATTTTGGATAAAATAAACAGGGTTAAAAAATGCAAAAAAGAAATATACCCTTCATTTAATGAGCAGAAGAATTTAATTGCACAAATAAATTCAATTAATGTTGAAGGGATTAGGAAAGAAAAAATTGCATTAAAAGACCAGCTTGAAAAAATTAATTGTTGCAATGAAGAAATAAACAGCAATAATGAAAAAATAAAGGAATTGAAAAAACAGTTGCCAAAAGTTTGTCCTTTGTGTGGCGCTGTTATGAAAGAAGGGGTGTGTAAAAATGAGAACTAAAGATGATTTGTTGCGTGAAGCACTTGAAGCTTCGGGTTATTACCAGCAACAAGATAAAATTGTTACGTTGGATGAAAATTGTGATTTAAGGTACGAACAACAGGTTTTACTTTTGCTTGCTCGTGAAGTTGTTAGAAGTAGACCTGATTTGTTGAGTGTACCTGATAGGGATTTAGTTTACATTGTTTGTGATTCCTTGGGCAATTTTGGACTTCCCAGCAATGATTTAACAAGGTTGCTGGAAGAGGAAAAACCTTTTGACGATTGCTTCATTGGTGTTTATAGTTTAAGCAAACGAAGACTGATGAATAAATTGTATAAGGGAAATGGCGTTGAATGGGTTCCTTATCACGGAGCAAGCAAATGAAATTAATTGTTACGAGCGATTGGCATTTAAGGGCGACTAGACCACGATGTCGCACTGACGAAAATTGGATTGAAACTCAAAGAAATGCACTTGCACAAATTAAAAAAATATCCGTTAAAAAAAATGCCCCTGTTTTCGTTGTTGGTGATTTGTTCCATTCAAATTCAGATACGAGTTTTGAATGTATTCAATTAGTACAAAGTTTAGCTGATGAATTGGGCGAATTATATATTCTTGCTGGCAACCATGATTTGCCTTATCACAGTTCGGAAAATATTGAAAAATCAGCAATAGGTGTTTTATTTAATAGTCAAAACATTTTTCCAATTAGTGAGTTTTTCAAAAAATGGCATTGGAACACAGATGAAAAAATAAGATATTCAGCAAGCAACTTTGATAAATGGGATGATGAAAATGCTGAAATGGTTTTCAAGCACGTTCTTTGTTTTCCAGATGCAAAGTCAATTCCTCAGAATGTAGATGCAATGACAGCAAAAGAATTACTTGATGAGTTTCCAAATGCAAGATGGATTTTTATTGGAGATTATCATCATAATTTTCATTATGAGAAAAACGGAAAACACGTTGTTAATCCCGGCTGTTTGTTGCGTCAAGCAAGCGACATGAAAAATTATAAATGCGGTGTTTACTATGTTGACACTGACGAAAATATTGTGGAGTTTGTTCCTATAATAGATAATGAAAGTTTTGTTGATGACAGCTATATTTTGAAACAGGAAGAGCGGGAAGAAAGAATTGAAAGTTTTGTTGACAAGTTAAGTGATACGAAAAATGTATCCTTGGATTTTGTTGACAATGTTCAAAAAGCAATGCTCGAAAATAATTTTGGTTTTGAAATAAAAACTGTTGTTGAGGAATTGATGGAGGTGTAAATGAAATCATTAAACAATTATTATAATAAATTGTATAAGCAGACAACAAAGGTGACTAGGAAATTGTTTGGCAAAGATGTGACCGGCTGTTTAGCAATGCGCTATGAACTTAAAAGAAATATTGAACAGGTGATAGTAAAACCAATAGAAGAAATAACGGACGACGATATTTGGAAAAACAAATTGTCCTATATTGTTGCAAAATATAGAACTTTGGACGCAATACTTGAAATATTGGAACGTGCTTGCACGTTAAAAACATTTACTATAGAGGGGTTTGAAAATGAACGTTAAGGAAGTTGAAAAAATAAATGAATTAATTTCCAAAGCTCAAATTAGTTCCGCAAAGTCACAGGGACAAATTGAAGCAATAAAAGCTGAATGGAAAAAGACTTATGGTACGGACGATGAAAAGGAAATAAAAAAAAGGTTGCAAGAGCTGGAAGAGGAAGAGCAAAAAACAATTGAAAGGCAAGAAGTATTATACAATAAATTAATTAATTCTTATGATTGGGATAAACTGGAAGAGGAACTTGCATGATGGAAGTTGAAAAAATAAAGCAAATGTTTCAGCAGTGCAAGGGAATAGAACGCGAGCTTGAAAAAAATATTGAAGAGTATGCTGGTAAAAAAAACCAGCTTGAACAGCGTTTGAAGCTAATTGAACAGGCGCAATCTTTTCTTCAAAAGGTTGCCCAGCAAACTCAAGAGCACTTGAAGTTTCAAATTGAGGATATTGTAAACCTTGCGCTTGAAACTTGCTTTCCCAGCGAATACACGTTTCGAATATTGTTTAATGTCAGTAGGGGCAAGACGGATGCGGAGCTTGTTTTTTTAGACCAAAAAACACAAAGACAGGTAGACCCGATGAACGCGAGCGGGGGCGGTGTAGTAGATTTGACTTGCTTTGCCCTGCGAATTGCTTGCTATGCACTTGAACAGGGGACGGACAACGTGATTATTTTGGACGAGCCTTTTAGGTTTTTAAGTCGTGATTTACAGCAAAGAGCGGGCGAAATATTAAAAGTCCTTTCCAACCGTATGCAACTTCAAATAATTATGGTCTCGCACATTGGTGAAATAATTGATTTTGCTGACAAGGTGTTTGAAGTAAAAAAAGATAAACAAGGTATTTCAAAAGTATTGGTTATTTAATTGTAAACACCCTTTCAACAGGGTGTTTTTTTGTTTTTACCAGCATAAAAGCATTATTTCACTATACAAAATACTATATAAATATTAAAAAAAATAAAATAATTTATAAAAACTACTTGACATATTTTGTAAAACATTGTATATTATAAGTGTAAACTAAATAAAGCAAGCAAACAGCTTGCGAGGAGACACACTATGACAAAAGCTATTAAGGAAAACATTAAAAAGAACGTGGAGTTGTTGAAAGAAAACCTTAAACTTTCAAACGAGCGGTTTGAACAGGTTTTTGGAGTTTCAAAAGAAGTAGGTATAGCAAACGTTTTGGACGCTATTCTTAGGGATTTGAATAAATAACTTGTTAATTTGAGGAGACGCAAATGAAAACAATGGTAAACGGAAAGGAAATTAAGGTTTGGGACAAGAACGCAATTTCAGCGGTTCTTACAAGTGAAGTAAAAAAAGATAAACAAGGTATTTCAAAAGTATTGGTTATTTAATTGTAAACACCCTTTCAACAGGGTGTTTTTTTGTTTTTACCAGCATAAAAGCATTATTTCACTATACAAA